ATGTCAAAGATAGGCATTCATTTCAGCGCAGCGCCCCGCCACGATCGCTTTGGCGATTATCTGGCGCAGGCGGCACAGGCTGGCTCGCCGTTCGCGGCGGTGATGGCTCTCGATCAAAACATCATGCCGGACATTCTGCGCGTCAGTCCGCAGACGATCGGGGTCTTCCGCCACCAGATCAAGAATGCGCGCGGCGAAGGCCAGGACGATGCCGTGTTGGGCGTCGGCGACGGTCGGCTGCGGGGCCGGCAATGGATCATGGCCTGCGAGCCGGTCTTTGCCCAGAATCCCGATTTTCCGCTGTACTCGGCGACGAACGAACTCAACGCCAAGAACCCCGATCATCACCGCTGGGCGGCGGCCTATTATCTGGGCCAGATGGAACGCGCCGACGAGAACAATATCAAGTTGGTGTGGGGCAACTTCTCGACCGGCGAGCCTGATTATCCCGACTGGCTGCTGTATTACGCGGACTGCGTGAGCCACGCGGCGCGCTTTGGACATGTGGTGGGCCTACACGAGTATGGTCTGGAATTTGGCGCGATGCGGCACGCTGCACCCGATCGGACCTTGCGATATCGCAAGGTGTATCAGGCCATCGTGGGGGCTGGCCTGTCGTGTCCGCAGATGTTGATCAGCGAGTGCGCGCCCGGCTCGAATGTCGATTCCGATCTGGCCTCGTTGAAGGCCGACTTGGAATGGTATGACGCGGCCTTGATGAGCGATGCGGCGGCAGGTATTCCGGTGCTGGGTGCGTGTCTGTATCAGTGGGGCAGCGATGAAGCCGTGCCATTTGCGAAGGCGATGCCGGTCATCACGCAGCATGTGAAGACGCATCCGTCTCCACCGCAGACTCCCGACGACGTTCATTTCTCAGGCACGATTGCCGGGCGGTACTGGGCCGATCTGGCGGCCTGGGTGAGCACGCGGGACGGCGTGGTGGCACGAGCATGACGACGTCGCCCGCGCAAGTACAACGCATTCGCGATCTGGCCCGGCAGCTCGATAACGAGTTAGCCGATTTGCAGACCGCGTTGAGCACGCCCGATATACCGATCACGCCAGCGCGTGTGCGCTTTGACGCGCCCGTTGGCACCGCCGAGGAACGAGCCAGCGCGCAGCTGTGGCCCGGCAAGTGGTTTGATGCGACCGGCTTTGCAAAACGCTATCAAGTCGGCACGCGGCCCTGGGCTGTCCATACCGGCGTCGATCTCAATCTCAATTTCCCGGCCTACAACGCGGATGCCCATGCGCCCGTGTATGCGCCGGCGGACGGAACCGTGATGGTCGCCGATCTGCTTCCGGTGTGGGGCAAGGTCGTCGTCATCAAGCACACGCTCGAAGATGGCGCAGCTGTCTATTCACGGCTGGCGCATCTGGAGCGCTTCGACGTCGTCAAGGGCGATCTGGTGCAGCGCGGTTTCCAGATTGGCAAGGTGGGCAATGCCGAAGGCACACAGGCCTGGCATTTGCATTACGACTTGGCCCGGATCAATCTAGGCGAAAAGCCCACCGACTGGCCCGGCGACGACGAGCCACGAGTGCGGCGCGACTATTTCGATCCGTTAGCGTTCACGCAAGAGCGCCATGTATGAGGCCCACGTCAACCGCCGATCTTAGCGAAGCGCTGCAATATTTCGCGTTGAAGCATACGCGCGATGAACGCTGGTTGCGGCGGATGGTGCGTCGAGTCTGGCTTTGCCGGGCGTGCCGAATTGCCATTCAATCGCTGCGACGCTGGGGAGCCCGTTAGATGCCGCGCGCAGTCGCATTCAAGTGCCATCGTGGCCACGGCGCATACACCTCGGCGAGATGCCCGGTCTGCTATCCGGCGCGGGGCCGACGTCGCGGGCAGGGCGGTGGAGGGTTCGGCGGTGGAAGGCGCGGTGCGCGGTCCCGAGTGTCCAGCGTGTTGGCGAGTGACCAATTGGTCGGACACTCGATCTTTGATGCGCAGGAACAACAGGTAATGCCGCTTACCGGCACTGCGCGTAGCGAGAACGCTATAAATGATGAGCAAGCCACCTGAAAAAGATAAAGCAAAGGCTACCATCTGGCAACCCTCGCACGAGCTTAACACGTTGCTGGCTGTGTTGACGGCCGGTCAGGCGCGCGGCATCCGCAGCATTATTGAGCGGGTGGAACTGGGCGGCGAACCGATCGAGGCGCTGTTCGTCGGGAAAGGCAAGATCTGCAACCGCACGACGTACTACAAGGCGAAGGGCTGGCTGCAGAACAAGCGCTTCCGGGCGGTGCTCGATCTGGCAAAACGCGAGGCGCGCGCGGCGAATTTGAGCGGCGGAGTAGCCGAGGCGCTCGCCGAATTACAGGACACGGCGCCACTGGCGGCCCGCGATCTGCGCCGACAGATTGCCGGAGACGAGGCCGCGATCGCTGAACTGAAGGCGATCGTGATGTCCGACAAGGTCAAGCCGGGCGGTGCAAGCGCCAAGACTACGCTGCTCGACGATCGAGTGATCGCGGTCAACAGTCTGGCCGACATCGGCACACAGGCCGCTGCACTGGCACTGCTTGAATGCCTGTCTTCGGCAAAGGCCAACGTGCGGAGCGCAATCATCACCGCGCTGGGCCGGGCCTCGTCCGGGCTGAGCCCGCAGCGCCGTTTGGCGGACGTTGCGGTCCTGAACCGCGCCGGAAAAGAGACTGCGGCAAAGGGCAGCGCGGGAGCCGATGAATTGAGTGACGATGAACTGGCAGCAATCGCAGCGACCGGTGACACCGGCGGCAGCGGCGCAGGAATTGTTGCGACGACGCCTGGCGCGACGGAATCTCATTGACTTTGCGGCGTTCGTCGATCCGACGTTTCAGCGGGCACCGCACCTGGCGTTGATCGCCGACTATCTAGAGCGGGCGCGCCGACGAGAGATTCCACGGCTGATGATTGAAGCGCCACCGCGACACGGCAAGAGCAAGCTGACCAGTGAGATGTTCCCGGCCTGGGCGCTGGGGATGGATGCGACCGAACAATTCATGCTGGCGAGCCACACCGCGTCGCTGCCTGAAACGTTCAGCCGCAATGTGCGCAATCTGATCGCGAGTGAGGCGTATCAGCGCCTCTTTAACGAGACACAACTGAGCGATGATAGCGCAACGATCCAGAAATGGACGTTACATGGTTACACCCGTCCAGCAATGCTGACGGTCGGCGTCGGGGGAAGCCCCACCGGGCAGGGCGCGAAGATACTGATCATCGACGACCCGATCGGCGCAGCGGACGATGCCGAAAGCGCCTTGCAGCGCGAGAACCTTTACAAGTGGTACACCGATACGATTTATCCGCGGTTGGAGCCCAACGCGGTGATCATCATTATGATGCAGCGCTGGCATGAGGATGATCTCATCGGACGGTTGCTGAGAGATCAGGCCCGCGCCGATCAATGGGTATTGCTCTCGCTGCCCGCCCTGGCCGAAAATCAGTCGGAGCGCGACGAATACGCCAAGCGCGTGGGGCTGCCCGTCGGTCAGCCCGATCCAATGGGGCGTCAGCCCGGAGAGCCGTTGTGGAAAGAGCGGTTTCCTGAGCAGGTGCTGCTGGGCATCAAGGCTGTTAGCCTGCGATCGTTTGATTCGAAGTATCAACAGAAGCCTCGGCCGTCGGAAGGCAATAAATTCAAGCGCAACTGGTTCCGAACGGTCGACAGTGCTCCCAGTGGCTTGAAGTGGGTCCGATACTGGGATCTGGCCTACGGACAGAAGCAGCAAAACGACTATACCGCAACCATCGGGGCGGCGCTGGGACCAGATGGCACGATCTATCTGAGGCGTGGCCGGGCCGGTCACCTGGAAAGCCCGGATGCGCGCCGGCTGATTAAGGACTTCATGAAATTGGAGCCGAAGGTCGAGCACGGCGTTGAAAACAAAATGCATGGCGGGCCGGTGGTCCAGGACCTGCTGCGCGATCCCGAATTAGTTAATTTTAGTTTCCGCGCCGTCAATGTTGACGGCGACAAAGTGGCAAGAGCGACGCCCGTCGTCGATCGGGCGGAAGCCCAGAAAGTGGCTTTCGTTCGAGAGACCGTCAACGACGATCTGTGGATTGCGGACTGGATTGACGAGATGTGCGGATTTCCGTTTGCGCCCCACGACGATCGGGTCGATGCGGTCAGCGGATGTTTCGGGATGCTGGCACCATCGGTTGAAGAGAAGCCGGCCTCTGGCAAAGCAAATGTGGTTTCGGTTACCGACTTGTTCCGGTAAGTGGAATTACCTGAAGTGATTTAGGAGGACAGCATGACACTCAAAATCGAACGCGGCAAGGAACTGACAGAACTGGCGAAAGGGTCGGTGGAATACACCCTGCTGATGATCAGCGACGCCTTTCGATCGCAATTCCCATATGAGTTCGGTCAACCGGAATACTGGATCGTCGAGACGTTTGCCGATCACGTGATCGTTAGCAGCTGGGGCGAGCATGACCTGAAGACCGACGAATATTTCCGCGTGACCTACACCCGCGACGGCGATTCATACACCTTTGCCGCGCGCGATCAGTGGGAGATCGTCGAACTGGCCTATCAGCCGCAGACGGTGGAGCGGCCGTCGCTGATGGAGCGCGCCCGGGCCAAGAGTCGCGGCAAGGGAAAGCGGCTGGACGAGTCGCTGGGCGCGGTTTTACAGTTAGACGAATCAGCCCAGGAGCGTAACGATACTGGACCGTGGAAGATCAAAGCGATCGGTATCACGGCCAATGTAGTCAATTCCAACGGCCGCCGATATTCGGCGGAAGTGCTCCGTGAAGCGGTCGAAGAAGCACAGACACATCTCACGGAATCCTTCAGCCAGGGCCGGCTGGTTATTACGGGCGAGCCTGAACATCCGAGAGACAAGGGCACAGGGCGCCCGACCCTGCTGGAGACAGTCACCAACTGGACGGGCATCTCGTTCGACGGAACGCATGTCATGTTGGAAGGGCTGTTGTTGGGCACCAGCGCGGGCCGGGACATCCATGCCCAGATGATCGGCGGGGTGATGCCCGATGTGAGCCAGCGGGCGAAGGGTGATAGCCACCCGGCAAAAAACGGCGAGCAGTTGTTTGAAGACGTGGATTGGTGTCGAATCACAGGCTATGACCTGGTCGCGAACGGCTGGGGCAGTGATCCGGATGCCGGCGTCACATTTTCTGAAGCGAAGGATCTCACGGAGGGTGAGGACATGACCAAAGAAGAGTTGATCAAGTTCCTGGCCGAACACCCAGAGTTGTTCAAGGGCGTGACCAAGGAACAAGTAGAAAGCATGAACGCCGATGCCTTGAAGACGTTCGAAGAGGGTGTCCGCAAGGCCATGGGCATCGGCGCGGACGCCGATCTTCTGGCCGAACTGGCCGAGGGGGCCAAGGCCCGCAAGGAACTGGCCGAGTCCAAGCAGCAGAAGGCCGTGGCCGACGCGATCACCGAGCAGACGAAGGGCCTGAAGTATGGCAAGGCGCTGAACGAATCCTTCGTGGCGTCGATCCAGGCCGCGCAGCCCAAGACGGCCGACGCGGTGAAGGTGCTCGTCGAGAGCAAGCGCGTGGAGTACGACAAGATTGCCAGCGCGTTCAAGTTGGCCGGCATGGGCTTCCAGGGCAATGGTGTGCAGGTGCTGGGGCCGGTGATCGACGGTAACGACTTCCGCGATACCGGCGCGGTGCACATCCTGACCGAATCGCTGGTCAAGCGCGGCGTCGTGCGGGCGCGTGACTACACCGACCGCAGCAAGTTGTCGCCCAACGATCTGTTCACGGCGCTGTATCTGGAGCGCTACGATCAACTGTACGCCAGCCAGTTGAAGCGCGAGGCCCGGCAGTTCGAAGAGGCCGAAACCAGCGATACGCTGAACCTGCCGTATTCGATCAGCCGCGTGATTATCGCCGAGGCGCTGCCGCAGCTGGTGGCCTCCTCAGTCTTCGATGTGACGACCACCGATCAAAGCCCGTCGCGCATTTACTTCGAGGCGTATGTCGGCGAGTCCGGCGCGTCGGTGGCGATCACCGATGAATCGGTAGTGATGCCGGGCACCGCCAACAACGGCTGGAAAGCGCTGCTGTTCAAGCGCGTGACGCCGGGCACGGTCACCGTCACCTCTTCGCCAGCGGGCACGAATTACGAAGAAGGCACCGATTACATCATCGATTATGCCAATGGCCAGATCAAGGGCATTGGCACGCTGGCCAACACGGCGGCGACGCTGCTGGTGGATTACACCTATTCCGCGATTCGCAAGGGCGAGGGCCAGCCGATCGAGCGCGGGCGCGTGGCGCTGACGTATAAGACGCTGGAGATCGCCGCCGACCGGCTGGCGACCGAAATCACCAGCGAGGCGATTACCTTCTCGCGAATGCAGTTGGGCTGGGACGCCGTGGGCCGCACCATCGCGGCGTTGATCAATCAGATTCGACGCAAGATCGATCAGGGTATGTTCTACGCTGCGCTGACGGCGGCGTTGAGCGTCGCCAATAACAGCGGCGGTTCGTGGACATCGAGCGGCACGGATTACGAAGTGGCCGTGCGCGCGATTGGCGCGGCCCGCGTTAAGGTGGCCAAGCGCTACTACCAGCCGACCGCGATCCTGATGTCGACGGGAAATTCCGACCTGATCGCGAACTGGGAAGGTTTCACGCAGGCCGGCCAGCGCCCAGGCGATGCCGTCATGGGCAACGGCTTTATCGGCTCGCTCAAGGGCCTGCCGGTGTTCGGCGCGACGGAGTTCCCCGATGGCTACATCCTGGTCTTGAACCGGGAGATCGTGATGCACCGGGTCTTCCAGCCGATGACGATCAAGGGTCCGTATCCGACCTACGAGGCGTCTACCCAGAAGTTGATTGCGGCCGAGCAGTATTACGCCGAGGAATATAACGGCACGGACGCGCCGGTGCCCGAAAAGGCCGCCTACGTGATTGTGGCCTAAGCGTAACCGTCTAATGCTCGCGCCCCATCTGGCGCGCATAGCAGGATCAGGCGGTAGCCATTCCGCCTGATCCTCCAGACCATCATTCACAGAGGAGTCCCATGAAGCAACAGTTGAGTTTTCGAAAAAGTCTGTTGGCCATTGGCCTGGCAGTATTGACTGTCTTTGCGTTGAGTTTGACCGTCGTGTTGACGGCCGCCCCCGCTAGTGCGGCCCCCGGCGCGCCCCCCGAGGCCGGCAGCGCGCGCGGGAGTTATGCCACCTACAACTCCCTGCTGGCGACGGCATACGCCACCACAGCCACGGTGTACACCGCGGCCCCCGCCCAGTCTCCGACCTACTGGTATCAGGCCGATGCCTTCGTTACCGTAGATGTGTCCGGCACGGCGACGGCGATCGTCACCCCTCAATTCAGCGCCGATGGCACAAACTGGACGGACGCCTACTGGCAGACGATCTCTGGCACGTCCGTGACCAATCAGTCCTATGCTCTGACGCTGAGCGCCGATGGCACCAGTTATACGCAGTTTCCGCTGGCCGGCACAACCTTCCGGTATAAGGTGGCCCTGAGCGCCTTTGCGGCAGCGACGGACCGGATCACAGTGACTATCAAGACCGTCGCGAAAAACACCCAATAAAGCACGCCGCGCAGGCGTATGAGATCAGCGGCTTCGGCCGCGGGATAGGCTGTGGGGGCGGTTGCAGTCCGCCCCCACAGCAGAGTTGGAGGAACACCATGGCGAAACGCACTAAGAAAGACGAAACAGAAGTAGAGGCTGATGAAGACCGGAACGTCATCGTCGAGCCCCAGTCCGAGATTGAACAGCCAATCGAGCCGACTCAGCTCGATGAAGTGTTGACCGTCACAGACGACCCTGACGCGACGGCTAACAACGGACTCCAGCCCGATGAGGATCTGCCTCCGGTTGTCCACGCGCGCGACCTGGTGACCGTGAAATTCATCGGCCCTAATTGCGCGGTGCTGGGTAACGCGACGATCTTGCAGGGCGAGACGCGCGAGAACGTGAGCCGGGCCATGCTCGCCCGAGCCGAGCAGGCCCATCCGGGCGAGTTTGAAATCGTCGAATAAAGGACGGGCTGCATGTCCATCGCGTTCAGCACCTTGACCACGCGGTTAAGCACCAACGTACCGGCCGACAGCGGCGTGCCGTCGACCGCGCAATACGAGCAAGCGGTCCGCGACGCCGTGAGCGATTTCAACGCAGACGTGACCCGGGTCAAATCGATCCTACTCTCGATACGATCGGGAGTCGCGACCTATTCATTGCCCGCCGATTTCGTCAAGTTGGTCGCGCTAAAGCATCCGCCGATAAGTCACAGCCAGTCTGGACAGGTAATTGTCATTACCGAATCTGGGTTGGTCCCGATGGTTGGTCCGCTGCGCGAGACGATCACGATCGAAGGTGACAGCCTGCGCATCTCGCCCGCGCCGACATACAGCGCCACGCGTGAGCTGCGTTACGGGGCCGGACACATCGAGACGGGCACGCCGGCCGCCTATGCCGAGATGAGCGATCGCGAGGCGCGCATCGTCATGATGCTGGCGCAGAGTTACGCGTACGGCTATCAGGCCGCCGTCAAAGTCGGCTCTGTCACGGAATACACCGTGGGCGATGTGCGCGCCAAACTGGGCAATGCGGCCGTCGATCTGCAAGGCTCGGCCAGCGCGCTGCTGACTGAATACAAAGACGCCGTGAAGAAGTACATCGGGACGCTGGTGACGCGAGGCTGAATGAGCACACCCGCCGACTGGCTGCGCATACAACAAAGCATGACGGCGATCCTCGCCATGAACGCAGTGAGTCTAGTGCTGCGACGCGGCACGCAGACGCTGACGGCACAAACAGTGCGCATCGAGCGCAAGGGCACGGGCCAGGCGCGCACGGCTGATAGCGCCGGTGCGGAGCAAGCGACGGGCGCGGTGATTATCCTGGGCGCTACCACATTGAACATCCAGCCGCAGGACAGATTCACACTGGATGGCCGGTTGTATGAAGTGACGTTGGTCAACCCCAACCGATTGGCCGCCACGCAGGCCGAAGCGCAGATCATCGAATGAGCGGCCTAAATATCTACTGGACACGACCGCCCAGCGTGTTGGCCAGAAACGTGCAGATGTATGGCGTGAAATTGCACGTGGCGATCAAAGCGCTGGCCGACTACTTTGCGCAAAAGATGCAGGACGAGGCGCGGCAGATGGCGCGCTGGGAGGACCGGACAGGAAACGCCCGATCGGGATTGTTTGCGGCGACCGAGGCGGCCGCGACCGACCTGGTGACGATCTATCTGAGTCACGGACACACGGTGTATTACGGCGTCTTCCTAGAATTGTGCAACGGCGGACGGTACGCAATCATTCTGCCGACCATTCAACGCAACCTGCCTGAAATCGAGCGGCAATTGAAACGGCTGCTGAGCTGAGGCATTCATGAGTCTGATCGACAACATCACCCGTCTCTTCAAGCGTCAGTCGCCCGCGTCGGCGACCGATACCTCCAGCGAGATGCCGCAGCCGACCCGCGTGCCTTCGGAGTTGGCGTACCGGATGCGAGGCGAACAGGAACGCGCGCGGCTAGTGCATATCTGCAACGATATGTATGAGACCGACCCGCGCTGCGAAACCGCGATCAGTACGCTGGCGCGCGACATCGCCAAGGGCGGCTTCACCGTCAAGAGCGGCAACCAGCAAGCCGCCGACGTCGCTCAAGCGTTGAGCGAGCGCCTGAAGTTGCAGTCGATTTTGGACGACTATACCCGCGAGACGCTGATCGAGGGCGATACCTTCGCCGAGGTTGGCGTCAACGCCGATTTGCAGATCGCCTCCATCACGCGCAAGCCGACCCTGCCCATGCAGCGCAATACCGATCGGTCCGACCGCTTCGCCGATCCGCGCCGCGCCTTTTGGTATGCCGATCGGACGCAGTTGTACGCCACGCCGGACGCGCCGCCCGATGCGATCTGGTTTGCCGAGTGGCAGATGATCCATGTGCGCTGGAATCATCGCAGCAAGCGCAAGTATGGCCGGCCATTGTTCGCCAGCGCCACGGGAGCCTGGAAGCGCATCAACGAGGGCGAGATGGACATCGCGGTGCGGCGCAAGACACGGGCGGGCATGAAATACCACCACGTGGTCGAGGGCGATCAGGCTGACCTCGATCGATATATGGAGAACAACCGGGCGGCTATCGACAATCCCTTTGCGGCCTCGACCGACTTTTTCTCAAACAAACCGGGCGGCATTACGACTGTGCAGGGCGACGCCCGGCTGAATGACATCGGCGACGTGGTGCACCATATCGAGACGTGGGGAATGGCCAGTCCGGTGCCGCTGGTGCTGCTGGGCTACGGCAAGGATCTGAACCGTGACATCCTGGAGCAGAAACTGACCCAGTATGAGCGATCACTCGAATCCTTGACGCAGTGGCTCGAAGACGACTTTGTGCGGCCGCTGTTGGAACGCGAGTGGCTGCTGAACGGCATCTTTCCTGAGAGCCTGAAGTACGAACTGGTGTGGCGCTACAAAGCGCCGTCGTCGCCGGCCGATTTGAAGAATGTCGCCGACGCGATTGTGCGCTTCAAGGCGCTGAATATCCCCGACGCGATCATCAATGCGATCGTGGCGCGCTTTTTGCCGTGGCTGGACATCGTGGCCTTGCTCGAAGCCGACGGTCAAACGCCGCCGGATGCGACCGATGCGCAACCGGCGCGACTGAGTGCAACACTGGGGGCATAGGGTGATCGCTGAATTGTTGGAGTCTGCGACGCTGCAGGACGTCGATCCGGCCGATGTGTGGCGGGTGCAATATCAAGCGTTGATCCGGCTGCAACTGTATTTCACCGGCGAAACGCACCGGATGTTGAAGGACCTGGCGGGTGAAGCGCGCCGGATCATCACTGATGGCTTTGGTGACAACACGGAGTTGGATGGTCTAGGTCTGGCGCTGGTCATCAATGGACTTGATAAGGCGTGGGGTGTTACGTTTAAGGCATGGAAAGTGCGCTTCGAAGAACTTCAGTCCACCGCGGCTGAAATCGCCTTTGGCGGGCTGGTCGTCTTCCACGAGCGCTATGTGCGGCCGCTGATTCAGTCGACGCGCGATCTGACCGAAAGCGTAAATGGCGGCGATGTGTTTGCACCCCAGTTGCAGGTCGTGATCGACGCGGCCAACCGGCGCGTGTATGCCGACGGCATTCCACTCTCGACGCGCTTGTGGAACCTGGACCAGAATTCGCGGGCGGGCCTACAGCGGGTGATTTATCAGGGTGTGGTGAACCAGCAGAGCGCGTGGAATATGGCGAAGGACCTGGAGCAGTATCTGGGCTTCGGGGCTGACTGTCCGCGCTGGACGAGCACCCGCCTGCGGCTGACGAAGAAACAGATTGCGGCGGGTGACCTGCGCGGTCTGAAGCGCGGCGAGGAATGCCGCGGCCAGGGCGTGGCCTATAACGCGCTGCGCCTGGCGCGCAATGAACTGCAAGTGATGCACGGTCTGGCGACCGATCAGATCATGGCGGGGCTGCCCTTTATCACCGAAGAACAGATTTTTCTATCGCCTTCGCACCCGGAAGACGACACGTGCGATCAGGTGATCCGTGACGGAAAAGACGGACAGGGCATCTATCCCAAGGGCACGGTCAGCCTGCCCCTCCACGTACAGTGCCTGTGCGGGAAAGTGGCAGTCCTGGCCAGCCCAGACGCATTCACCGATCAATTGCTCGGATGGCTGGATGGATCGCAACCGTGGCCGGAGATGGACCAGTACCAGGCGATGGTGGGCGGTGATGTATTGATCAACCTGGCCGGATCGGCGGCCTTGAGCGCGCTGCTGATGTGGGCGTTCAATCCGCGACCGCAATAATGAGCCGGTAACTCCGATTACCTGAACAGTTTAACGATCACATCATGACCTTATTAGACGACCTCAAGACCTCGCTTACGAACAGCACGGCGCTGATGGCGGCATTGACCGGCGGCGTGCATATCGATACGCTGATCAACCGGCAGACGACGCCGGCGGCGTTTGATGCGAATCTTGAGATCAAACCCTGCGCGCTGGTGAAGTTGGGCGTTGAGACCCAAGCCGGACCGCATCCACGCGGCAGCCGGGCATTCGTCGAGGTGTATCTGTATCAGTACATGGGCTATGCCACGATTCGCACGGCGCGCGATCTGATCTACACCCTGTGGCACGAGCAGCGCATCGGCGCCGGCGTGTGGCAGATGTTCAGCACCGACGACGTGAATGACCAGGTGGATGATGCACTGAAGTGCAGCCTGATTTTGAGCCGATACGTGGTGGTGAGGTTGCGATGACCTTTACGTTCGCGGGGTTTCATAAACGGTTGGACGGTTACGGCGAAGGCACGATCAACATCGCGCGCGAATTGAAGGCGATCGAGCCAACCGTGAAGATCGTCGATATGCAGGACGCCACTGACGCGGATTGGCAGGACGACTGCGTGGTGTGGACGTCCGATCGGTCCACTGTAGCGCTATGCACGCCGGACTGGCTGCCGAAGATGCGCGCTCCGAAGGTGATTACCTACACCATGTTCGAGGCGGACAAATTGCCGGCTGGCTGGGTGGAGAAGATCAACACCCATGCCGATCAATGCCTGGTCCCGTGCCGCTGGTGCGCGGAGATCTTCAAAGCCAACGGTGTGACCATTCCCATCAGCGTGGTCAAGTGGGGCATCCAGCGTGCCGACTATTTTCCACTGAAGCGCGAGCGCGACGGTCAACGCCCCTACACCTTCCTGTGGTCAGGCACGCCTGATCAGCGCAAGGGCTGGGACGTAGCCTATCAAGCGTTCTGCCAGGCCTTCGGTCACGATCGTGACGTGCAGTTGATTCTGCACTTCCGTGATCCGATGCCCATGACGCTGAAATTTAGCGACCCCAATGTGCGCGCCGTGATCGGCCTGTTCGATCGGGCGGTGCTGCGCGAAATGTACCGCGAGGTTGATTGCTTTGTGTTTCCCTCACGCGGTGAGGGCTGGGGCAGCCCGCCGCGTGAGGCAGCCGCCACAGGCTTGCCCGTCATCGTCACGAATTATGGCGGACTGGCGGAGGATCTGACGCACTGGGGCATCGGCGTCGACTTGGTCGGAAAATCCCCGGCCCGCTATGGCTGGTGGGCGGCTGAGGGCAGCGACATCGGGCAGTGGGTTGAGCCATCGATCGATCAGGTTGCGGCGCGAATGACCTGGTGCTACCTGAATCCGGCGCAGGCGAACGATTTTGGCGAGCGCGCCGCGAATTGGCTGCGCACGAATGCGACGTGGGAGCGCACGGCGCGAGGCATTATGGAGGCGATATGCTGATTCAATATGTGGGCGGGTCGACAGTGCGCGAGTGGCCGCCGTATACCTTCAAGCCCAGTAATGGTCGAGCGCAGGCAGTGGATGATGGCGAGACCGTGCTCAATATGCTGACGCAGCCCGGAACCGACTTTGTGGTTCATCCGCTCGATCCGCTGGCGCAGTTGATCGGCGCCGAGCAGGCCGCAGAATGCGCACTACGCGGCATCTTCACAGTTGAGGCCTATCGGGCCACACGCCCCCAGAAGTATTTCGTCGAGGAGGTGAATCATCCGACTGAAGAGATGTAGTCAACCCATTGAGCAACCCATTACTTTCACAGGAGTCTACCCATGAGTTACGGCAATATGCCCTTTGGGCTCAAGCAGGTCAAAGTCAAGAGTCACGACACCGTGCCGGTCCTGGTCACGCTGGATGCGGCGCAAACGATGGACTTCACGCCGCGGATGCTGTCCGCAGAGTTGAAAGGCAATGACAAAATTGCCTCGGTCGCCTCGACGGTTGAAGCGCTGGAATGGAGTCTGAGCGAGGGCGGTCTGCCGCTGGCCGCACTGGCCATTATGACCGGGTTCACGGCAACGGAAAGCGGCAGCACGCCGAACCGAACCAACACCATGAAGATGCACGCCGGCACGGCGATGCCGTGGTTCACGATCTACGGCAAAGCCCTGGGCCAGGCCGGTGACGACGTGCACGTGAAGATCTTCAAGTGCAAGGTAACCGGCAACATCGAGGGCACCTTTGAGTACGGCGCGTTCAAGATCACCAGCATGTCGGGGATCGCGGTGGAGTCTGATGTCGTCGAGGGCGCCGGCACGCAAGGGCTGGTGGACGTCGTGCAAAACGAGACGGCGGCCGCACTGCCAACAAGCTAACGGAGTACCATGCCTAAACCATCGAAGCGCATCGCCAGCGTTAAAGATTTCGCCGATCAAGTCCGATCAGAATTGAATCCCCCGGCCGCTGTCCAGGCGACCGGGGTTGACCTGGCCACATGGCGCGCCCAACGGGCGGCGGGCATTGAAAAAGTGCTGCCCAGCGGCCTGACCGTCCGGCTGAAAGTCGTCAAGCTGCAAGACTTGATTTTGGCTGGCGCGATTCCGCAAACCCTGGACGCGCTGGTCAAGCGAGCCACTACAACCGGTTTTGGCGTCAATGACATCCAAGAGTTCGCGCCGCTGATCAATAGCGTGTTCACGGCCTGCCTGGTTGATCCGAAGATTGGCGAGCGCGCCGATGAAACCCACGCGGCGCTGTCAGAGTTCGATTACGACGATCGACTCTTCGTGTTTGCGTGGGCGAATGGTGCGGCCGAAGCCGTGCGACCCTTTCCTGCTGAAGCGACTCGACGTCTGGAATCTGCATCAACTGGCTAAGGAGTATAGCTGCCGTCCGTCCAGCGTGATCGGAATTGCCGACGAGTGGGCAGCCTACCAATTCGATCTAGCGGTCATGCGATTGGGGTGGCACGTCGAGGCCGGACTGGCCAAGAAGCAATCGCTCGCCAGCCTGCTGGCCGATCCCGACGATCACGCTGCGCGATACGGCGATGTTCGGCAATTTGGTCCGGTCCGCACAGTTAAACTTGATGCGGATGGCACGTGGTAGCGCGCAATAGCGCAGCGCGCAGTAAAGCGGCGTGCGCGGCGTGAACAGGTACTGAGAATTACCGAAACAGGAATCGGGTGAAATGACTATGTCGACAGATGACTATCAACCCGGCACAGCCGAGGCGGCCCTGATTGAATTTGCGCGGCTGTGGAAGCAGCGCAAGTGGTCCGATCTTGAAAAGCAGTGCCAGATCACCTGGGCGAAGCAGTACCTCGATCAATCGGCGGGCCTGCTACGGCTCCAGTTTGGCGGTACTCGGCTGATCGGTTTCAAGTTGGGTGCAGCGGTTCCGATCTCCGCGGTCACTCAAGACATCCCCATCACGATCGACTACAAGGTCGGCAAGAACGTGGCACACAAGACCCTGCTGGCGCGGGTGATCTGTGAGTCCGCGCCGTTTACGCCGGATATGAACGGCACGTGGGGCGTCAACCCTACGTCGCTGTATCGAGAAGCCTAACTCATGAGCACACCGCTGGGCAGCGCCTACGGATCCATTGTCATCGATAGTCGCGGCGTGACGACGGGCATCGCAACCGCGCTGTCCGGTTTGCAACGCCTGGAGACGCAGGCCAAGACAATCGGAGGCAATCTCTCGCGGGTGGGCGATCAACTGCTCCAAAATCTGACACTGCCGATCGTCGGGGTGGGTGTGGCGTCCGGCAAAATGGCGATGGACTTCGAAGAGTCCATGCAGCATATCGTCGGGCTAGTCGGCGCCAGTCAGGATCAAGTCAACGCCTGGCGTGAAGATCTCCAAAAAATGGGTCCGGCGGTCGGCAAGGGGCCGAAGGAACTGGCCGACGCGCTGTACTTCGTCACCTCGTCCGGCCTAAGCGGCACCCAGGCGCTGGATGCGGTGGAACAGTCGGCGCGCGCCGCAAGCGCCGGATTGGGGACCACAGCCATTGTCGCCGATGCGGTTACATCGGCGATGAACGCGTATCGAACGTCAAATCTGACGGCGGCTCAGGCGACCGACATCCTCGTCGCCACCGTGCGCGAGGGAAAGGGAGAGGCCGATACGATCGCGCCAGCGCTGGGGCGCGTGATTCCGATCGCGGCACAGTTGGGTATCCGCTTCGACGAAGTTGGAGCGGCGATGGCCGGCATGACGTTGGTGGGCTTTGACGCCGCTGAAGCCGGCACGAATCTGTCGGGCATCATGTCGGCACTGCTCAAGCCATCGAAACAGGCCGCCGATGTCATGGCCGAATTCGGCCTATCGGGCGAGATGCTGCGCCAGACGTTGAAAGAGAAGGGGCTGCTGGGCGTGCTGACGCTCTTGCGGGATACCATCGGTCAAGACGATGAGGCGCTGGCCAAGATATTCCCAAACATACGCGGTTTTCGTGGAATGTTGTCACTGGTCGGCACGAACGCCGAGCAGGTCAATGGCATCTTTGCACGAATGACGAAGACCACCGGAGACGCGGATAAGGCGTTTGCCGCCGCTGCGCAAACGGCCAAGTTCCAATTCAACGTAGCACTGGCTGAAGGCCAGGCCGTTCTGATTAAGTTAGGCGCAGCGGTGCTGCCGTCCGTGATTCCGGTGATTAAGGAATTGGCGGACACGCTGGGACGAGTGGCCGACTGGTTTAGCAAGTTGCCGGCTTCTACTCAGGAAACGATCGTCAAGATTCTGGCGCTGGTGGCCGCGCTGGGGCCGGTGCTGTCGATCGGCGGACGGCTGTTCACGACGATCGGGAGTTTGATGGGGGTGTTTAGCAGTCTGACTAAATTCGTTTTCGGGGCGGTGACGGCCTTTGGGAAATTCGCGGGCACGGCGGTCGAAGTCGTCGGGTATCTGGCCGAAGCCGGAGCGACAGGCGCGTTGGTCGTGGGCGCTTTTGCGGCCGTGGTTGCGGCCGTGGTCGTCATGATCAAGTTCTTCGATGCGGCGAGCAAGGCGGCCCAGGCGACGAATGACGAATTGATCAAGATGGCGAACGTCAAGTTAGACAGTCTTGAAAATTTTTTCACGCGGGCCGGGGCTGGCTTTGAACTCATCGTCAACGGCAGCAATCGAATGCGCGAGGTGTTTGTGGCGCACCAGGACGAGATGCGCAACAAACTGCTGGCCGGCGAGATTACGCTGGAAGACTACAACACCGAGATCGAGCGCAGCGCGAAGGTAGCCGGTCTATGGGGCCAGAAGGCCGGGCCGTATGGCGCGACCGTCGAGCGCATCGATGGCGCGGTGAAGATGTTGACCGACGACCAAGTGCGGCTGGCGCGCATCACTGAAGGCTACGATGACATCGAAGCGATCCGCGCGACACGGGTGGCGACTAGCACCAGCGCGATGTATGGCCTAACGTCATCGGTTGAAGCAGAGACGCAGGCCGCGCTGGCCGCGCAAGCGGCGCAAGCGGCGCTTAACGCCGACATTCAAGCCGGCGGGGCTATGCTGGATAGTCTGCGCGCGTTGATCGATGGGCAGGTTGGACCGGCCTATGAGGACTTCATCGGCAAGAATGACGATCTCATCGCCCGACAGAAAACGCTGCGCGATGAACTGACTAAACTGGAAGCCAGTCAGGGCAAGGCGGTGGTCGCCAACCGGAAGATCACGCTCAGCGCGAACGAGTTGAACCTGGCTCAATTGCAGCTGGCTGATGCGCAAGCCAAACTGGCCAAAGAAACTGACCCGACGAAGCAGGCCAAACTGGCCGTGCAAGTGGACAAATTAACCGCCAAAATCGGCGGCGCCAGCGCGGCGACGACCTCGTGGGTGGATAACTCCAAACGGATTAGCGAGATCAACGGTGAATTGAGCGACCTGGATCAAGCGCTGAGCGATAACGCGCAGGCCTACGACGATCGCCTAAAGCGCATCTTATTCGACATGGCCGCCGAGCAACTGGCCGCGAACGGCTTGACGACGGCGGAAGCCGGGGCACTGAATGCCCTGGCGCTGAAATTCGGCCTGATCGATCAAGACACCGCCGATATGACGACGGACGTGCTGAAGGCGACCGATCAACTAGCCAAGGATCAGAATGTAGAGAATTTTGTTAATAACCTCACCACTGACTTTGATCGCGCTAAGACGCGCGCGGCGGGCGTGCCCGCAGACCTGGCCGCCGTCGGTGAAGCCTACAATCGTATGGCGCAGGATGCGTCCACGCGCGGGGGCGAAGTCGTGACGGCCACGACGACCATGGCTGACCAGATCGGCGACCCAATCAGCCGGGCGCAGGAGTCTTTCGGGAAGTTGGCGACCGGGGTCACCACGACGGCTGGGACCGTGAAAACGGAGACTGCCGGGATGCAAACGGCGACGACCACGGCGCTTAGCGGAATGGACAGTACGATCAAGCAGTACGGACCAGGCATCGGTTCGCCGCTGCTGTCCGGTGTGCAAACGATGTCGAGCGGTGTGATCGATGTTTTGAATGGCATTCTGGCAAAAGTGGCGGACGTCATCTCGGCCATGTTGGGGATCAAAGTCCCCAATGTCACCCTGCCCGGCGGCAGCGGAGGCGGTACAAGTGGCGGCGGTTCAGGTGGAAGTTCAGGCGGTGGTGGAAGCAGCGGCGGTGGTAGTGGCGGGGGCGGTGGTCCGAGTTGCTTTGTGGCCGGGACGCTGATTGCACTGACCAAATGGTCACAGACGCCTATCGAACAGATTAGGGCTGGCGATTCCGTACTGGCCTTTGATCCTGAGACACGGCAGTACGTGTCTGGCACCGTCACGGCCGTGCGGCAGCGAGTCGTTGAAGAGCGCTACCAGTTGAAGTTTGAATCCGGTGCGTTGATCGAGGTGACGGGGGAGCATCCGTTTTATCTGCCCGAGCACCGGTCCGACGCACCAACGGTGCACGGCGAGTTCGTGAGGGCGCGCGATTTGCAGGTTGGTGACACGCTGATGGCGCTTAACGACGGCCAGCCGAGCCCCGATAAACTGGTTCAGGTAATGGTTGTTACCGGACGAGTCGAGGTGTACAACTTCAACGTCGATCCGTGGCACACCTATGTGGCCCAGGGCGTGATCGTCCACAACATCAAGCTGGGGACGGGTGGAGCGTATGCGGCCGGCCAGCGGATCATCATCAACGAAAACCCGATGACGCGGCCAGAGGTGCTGGTGCCCAGCCGGCCCGGTTATGTGCTGACCCGGCAGGACGCCCAGGCGGCGCTGCGCCGATCGGCGTCGGGATCAGCCGAGCAAGCGGTCGTCGTCAATAACTACGAGAACAATTTTTACGACACTTTGGCGACGAAGATGTATCTTGAGGAACAACGCCAAAAGAGCCGCCTAGCACTCGCGGCGAAAATGTAAGGACAATCATGGCGGCACAACTCAAACTCGTCTTGCTGGATGATGCTGGGACCGACGTGGATTCGGTCGATCTGTCTCCGTATCTCGGGCGTGACGGCTACGAACCGGAAACAGCCGACCTAGACGCCCAAACCGTCGATGAAGCGGTGGTTCTACACGTCGGCGAGTCGTCGATCGATGCACTCAAATCGAAACTGGCGGCGTTCTATGCCAAGCGCACGCAAGTCGATAATTCCCTACGAGCCCTGCGACGGTATCGGGTTGCGATACGCGCGCAGTTGGCAAACGAAACCAACGCCCGACAAGCTTACCTGTCCGCCCTGAAATTTGGCAGCAATAAACTCTACGATCAGCACATCAAAGAGAATTACCTGGCAGACTGGACGCTGGGTTTTACGCGCACCGCGGCCTGGGAATCGACCAGCGAGCGATTGGCGAACAATCAGTATGGATCTCCACCGACCCATCTTGATGCACTCGGGGGGATGTGGCGAATTGCTCTCACAGGCACGCCCGTAACGGTCTATGGAGATCTGCCCGCGAGAGCGCGACGCACCTATGTGCACGGTTCCGGCGGGGCGGTGCTGTATGACTGCTGGCTCGGCTGGAAGACCGATCGGTATTCGGCCGACTACGGCTATTTTGTGCCCTATTGGAATCTGCGAAAAGCCAGCACGTTTGGCGCCGATACCACCGGTGGAACAACCAACGCTGACGCTACCGCGAAGGACGGCTACAAGGTCAGCGTTACATTTGCCACCCACCCCGAGTTAGCCGAGCGCGTCCGCATTAGCGTGGCCGATATTCTGGCAACGCATCGCGATGCAATGATCGGGGAGTACAAGATTTTGCTGCGGGCCATGGTCTACGGTGGATTATCGTCTCTGGTCCGCGTCGGCTCTGGATACACCGGTTCGAGCGACTTCAGCAAACAGCATCTAGTTCGCATTAACAAGCCCTACTGGCATCTTTATGATCTCGGAAACGTATCGATCCCTAATGCCGGCGGGGGAGCATTTTTCGACCAGATCAGCAACGCAGGACTTACCATCGAGGCCGAGAAAGAAAGCGGCGGGGGAAGTTCGCGGCTCTATCTGGATGGCCTTATTTTGATCCCCGTCACAGACGGGATGCTGCATCTTCAACCGGCGGCCGGTATTGGCACGACTGAATCCGGCGTGAATTCCGCTTACATCTCGATCAACCCGGACGGGTCGATCGAGGGCAATATCACTGACACGACGGCGTTGAAAGACACGTTCATTCCAGATTCGATGCGATGGAGTATTCCGCTGGGAAATCACCTGCTGGTTGGCGCAGGCACTCCCGGTCCGGCGGCCAGCGCGTTGACTGATACGTTCGACGTGCTCTTTGGGTTTTACGAACGCTGGTTGACGCTGCGAGGGGCTGATGCGTGAGTGGCCGTTTGCGCTCGCGTGGTATGACCCCGTGCTGGCTGGAAACGGTCCGATCGGAGAGATGACGGCGTTGTTGGCCCCGGCCTGGCGACGCAGTATCCGGCGAATCGGCGGATACTTTATCGGCACGCACACGATCAGCGCCAAGGATGTGGGGCGCGACTGGCTGGATGAACTATTTATGCGCGGGCTATTGCGCGAAATCCGCGAGACCAGCGGCGGCGAAGAGACCTGGCGCGGAGCCATTGCAAAATTTGAATACAATCGCGGCGGAGACGTCTTTGTGCGCGATGTCAGTGAAATGGCGAATGCGATCCGCTCGATCTATATGAGCATCGGCGACAACCAGTTGACGAACGGATCAGGCGAATCTGGCGCGTGGACGGCCTACAACGGAGCGACCGTGACCCAGGATGCCACGTGGGTGACACACGGCACCGTCTCGATCAAGATTGTCGTCGCCGATACCACCGTGCGTGGCGCCACAGTGCAGAGTGGCATCACGATTGCAGCCGATACGCCCTATCTACTGCGGGCGTCGCTGAAGACGACGAGCGGCAGTTGGACGATTGAGATCGTGCGCGACGATAACAACGCACAGCTGGCCTACTACAGCACGGCTGGTCAATTGGACGAACAAGTGATTGAGATTTTATTGTCCGATTCGAACACGTACGCGGGATCTGTTACCGTGCGCGTCAAGTCTGAGTCCGTGGCTGGCACGATCAATGTCGATGCCATGGTCTTCCAGCGCGGTCCGATGCAGGCACAGACCGGCTGGTATACCGACGCGAATTCGATCAAGGAGTTTGGGCGCAAGGAAGAGGTCCTGTTGCGATCGGGCAAGAGCAACGCCGACGCAATCGCAGAATGCCAGAGCCTGCTCCTCGATTACGCCTGGGCGAATCCACGGCCGCCCGATAGCGGCCAAACATGGCTGTATCATGCCGAGCCAGATACCTTAACCGTCTCATACATGGGCTACTGGGGCATGTTGAACTGGCTTTATACCACGCTCCATGGCACGAAGACGTGCGCACAGTGGGTGACGGCACTCCTCGGGTTGCAGAGCCAGTACCTCACTGCCGGGATCATTGCGGCGAACAGCACGCCGTGCTATGTCGAAGACGGCGATCCGCTACGACTGGGAGACCTACTGCGGCAGGTGACCGAGGCCGGAGAAAGCGGCGGGGCGTTGTATGGCATCGGCGTGTATGACGGGCGGAAACTCAATTACGAAAAGATTTTGCCGGAATTGAAATACCAGCGCACGAACGGCCGACTGCTCACGACGTCGAATGAAGAGATCGATCTATGCCGGGCCAGGCCGGGCTGGGCCTTCTGGCAGGATATGCCGGTTGGTCCGCGCCATATTTCCAGCGCCTCGCAGCACGATCCGCGTTGGGTGTTTCTCGAAGAGATTGAGTTATTGCCGCCGGATGAGCAGAATCCAAATGGCGCGCTGGGTTTTTCGTTAGCGTAGGTTGGATGTGGGGTGAGCGGACATGGAGAAGAATTTAGGACAGACGAATGTGCACGCCGATGCGGCGAGACTACGGACCACGTCTGGTTCCAAAGCCAATCCAAGCAACGTGATCACGCAGGCGACATGGGCTGAATGGTTTGGACCGTTCACGATTGGCGTGAGCCGGATCGGGTCGATGGCGTACATCGCCGGTGATCGGGCTGATGATTTTGGGTATCCGGGGGTTCATGCATGACAGAACGAAGCAAGGACTATTTGAAGGACCTCTTCTATGCAGGTGCGCAACCGCCGAATACCGCGTGGTATGACTTCATCGACAGTTTGCAGCGGCAGGCAGTGCTCGACGTGCGCGATTATGGGGCGGTGGGCGATGGACTGACAGACGACACGGCGGCATTTCAGGCGGCCATTGTCGCCGGTCACGGCATATCGATGCCGGCAGACAAAACGTTTCTCATATCGGATCAAATCAGTTTGCCGGATGGAAACATCAACATCTATGGACAGGGCAATTCATCCGTCATTAAGTTCTCGCCATCCAGCAGTAAAACGCTCTTCGATATCTCAGATAGTGGTAGCCCGAATGTCTGGAGCGTGCGCCTGGCTAATTTCAGAATCGAGGCGGGCAACACCAATCCACTCAACGCGATCTCGATTGTGAACGGCACGAATATCCAGATCGAGAACGTTGAGATCAATGGCCAAGTCGGCGGCGGGTCGGGTTTTACCTTCGCGGCAATTAAAATCATGGGGGCGTCACCGCTCAACTCGTTCGCGATTCAAATTTCGCACTGCCTGATCGAGAACATTCACGGCGACGGCGTCTACCTGGGCGGCGACATTGGCTCACAATTCTGGATGCACCACACGACGCTTAGCCAGGGCAGCGGCTATGGGGTGCATGTCGATTCCACCGTGGCGCAGGCCATCACGCTCGATGCAAACGTTATCCAGGGATTCTATTATGGCAACATCCGTACCACGCCGATTTGGGCTGGGCGCATCACCAGTTGTCATCTGGAAAACGGCGGCGGGGTAACAGCCCCGTGCATATCAATGGAGGGATCTCTGGTAAAGTGCGCTATCGTCATCGAGAGCAATGTGCTCGGCGCGCTCGATGCCGCCTATGCGATCGATTTTCCAAACGCCGCCGGAAACGGGTATCCACGCGGGATTCGCATTTCAAACAATCTCATTACCGGGGCATCTGGAAAAAAAGTGTGCAGGGTCCAGTTCGCGTGTTCAGCAGTGGAATTTCTTCAAAACGACCTAGCATCCTATGGCACACTGGACATTCGAACGCTGCTCGATCTTACATATGCCCAATCCGTTGTCATTCATGACGCCACGGGATTCGATATCTACAGTGTAGGCGCTCCCGCGACCGTGAATTACCCGATCTTTCGGATGGGCGATAATCGTATGGTCAGCGGGACGGCGGCGCCGACAACCGGCACCTGGCAGCGGGGGGATATGGTGTGGACCCCGACGCCCACTGCAGGCGGCGTGCCAGGATGGATCTGTGTGACAGCTGGTACGCCGGGAACGTGGAAGGCGATGGCGGCTTTAGCGGCATAAAGACCGGCCCGATCGTGGGCTCGGAGTATGGTAGTTCAGGTAAGCCGCCTTACCGGAACACAAAGACGAGTGACCAATTGGTCACTCGTCTTCATTTCGCGTGCTTGCGCAGGCAGTTTCCGCAGAAACGCGCCTCGTGCTATACTCAGCCAACAAAACCGCCCCACGCTGTTTGCACCAGCCGGGGCGATGACCAACGCGAGGTGACACGTCGGTGGCTCGATTGTAGCACACTATCGACCGTGCGCGCCTCGTCCCAATGAGGCGCTATGTCCCCCAAACCCATCACCTCCAATACCCTATTTTACGGCGACAACCTGCCCATCCTGCGCGATTACATCGCCGATGAATCGGTTGATCTCGTCTACCTCGATCCGCCCTTCAATTCCAATCGATCGTATAACGTCCTCTTTAAGGACGAGTCGGGCCGCGAGGCCCAATCGCAGATCACCGCGTTTGACGACGCCTGGCATTGGAATGCGGCCGCCGAAGAAACCTACACCGAACTGGTGACCGTGGTCAACGGCCAGATCGGCACGCTGATCGGAGCGCTGCGCACGGCAATCGGCTCCAACCAGATGCTGGCCTACCTCGTCATGATGACCGTGCGGCTGATCGAACTCCACCGCGTGCTTAAGCCGACGGGCAGCCTGTATCTGCATTGCGACCCAACGGCCAGTCATTATTTGAAAATCATCCTGGATGCTGTGTTTGACCCGCGCCACTTTAGAAATGAAATTATCTGGCAACGCACCAACATCCACAACGATAGCAAGACCTGGAGCGCCATCAGCGATACGATTTTCTTCTACACCAAATCAAGCGAGTTTGTCTGGAATGCGCAGTATCTGCCACTCACCGATGAACACATCAAGTCTAAATATTCAAACGCCGAGGCCGACGGTCGCCGCTACACGCTTAGTGATATGACCAGCCCCAATCCTAGACCCAATATGATGTACGAGTGGAAAGGTCATGTTTCCCCGCCCTATGGCTGGCGATATTCCAGAGAGACCATGGCCGAGTTGGATGCCGCAGGTCGGATCTGGTATCCCTCTGACAAATCAAAGCGGCCGCGGCTGAAGCGGTATCTCGACGACATGGCGGGGACAGTGGTTAGCAACATCTGGACAGATATTCCGCCGATCAACTCGCAAGCACAAGAGCGGTTAGGCTATCCCACGCAGAAGCCGCTCGCTTTGCTGGAACGCATGATCAACGCCAGCAGCAACCTCGGCGATGTGGTGCTCGATCCGTTTTGCGGCTGCGGAACAACGGTCGCCGCCGCCCAGAAACTGGGCCGTCGTTGGATCGGCATCGACATCACCCAACTGTCCATTGCCTTGCAGAAGTACCGGCTGCAAGACGCCTTCCCCGATGCTCAATTCGACGTCATTGGCGAGCCAGAGGATCTGCACGACGCGGCCCAACTGGCCGCCGACGATCGCTATCAATTCCAGTGGTGGGCCTTGTCGCTCATCAAGGCGCGGCCGTTGGGCGGTGATGGCGGAAAGCAAGGCAAGAAAGGCAGCGACAAGGGCATCGACGGGCTGATCACCTTCATCGACGACTCCACCAGCAAGGGAAAACAGGTGTTGGTGCAGGTCAAGAGTGGCCACGTCAAGAGCGGCGATGTGCGCGACCTGGTGGGGACCGTCACGCGCGAGGGCGCGGCCATCGGCGTGTTCATCACGCTGGAAGAACCATCAGACGCTATGACCAAGGAGGCCGTTAGCGCGGGTTTCTACCACTCACCCGGCTGGAACCAAGACTATCCGCGCGTGCAAATCCTGACGATCGCCGCTCTGCTGAACGGCGCGGCCGTCAAGATGCCGCCGACCGGCGTGACGTTCAAAACGGCCAAGCGCATCGATGAGTCAGGCGCGACACAGTTACGCTTCGGGGATTAAGCCGCGTCTCAGGTTGACGGGCCGATGGCAAGACAGTCTACACGACAGCGCTACACTACTAGTTTCTGCTCATTGCGCACGAACCGCTAACTGATTTATCAGCGAGCCTGTTTTTGAGATTGAAAACAGGCTCGCTGCGTTTACCAGATTGCATAATCGGTGCGCATACTCGTTCGTTCACCACTCTGCATCCGATTATGCGCCGACTATGCGCTTCGGATCAAGGCATAGGTGCAGTCCAGGAAACCCTCAGCCACCCGATTCCAGCCAGTGCCATCAGCCTTACGTGCTAATTCTGCTTCGAAGATATTCACGTTCTTCAGGCGCATGTCGGTCAGGACCGCATAGTAGAAATTGATGTCGATATCATCGCCGACCGCCTCGGTTGCCGCGCGCTCGTGCTCGGCGAGCAGCAATCGCTTGGTGCGCTCGTCAGGGAACACGACAATCAGCCACGGATGGGGGTGCGCGGGAAGCGATGCAAAAAACCGCACGTACTGCTGATACTTGTTCAGAATGTGATCGGCGCGCGAAGTTTGTTCGACTTCGACGAAGACTCGCTCGGAACGGTCGGGCGATAGGAAATCAACGTCTGGAATGAGGCTGAATGGCTGCGTGTTCCAGACGAACCGCCGTTCGCGGAAGGCCTGCGCCGAGTCGAAACAGCCTGATCGGATAGCGACTTCCAGCACGGATAAGTCGTGGACGTTGTCCACCGCATTGAAGGTGTCTGGCATCGTCACGGGATTTTTGTGGCGCTCGCGCAGGCGTGTAATCATGCGCACGCCGACGTGCGTGGGGAAGTAGATGTCCGGCTCGCGGCCACCGGTGGGCAGGGGATTGCCGACCTTAATCATCAGCGCGCCGGCGCGACTGAGTTTGTGCAGCCTACGGTGAGCAGTGGAGTAGTTGACGGCGTGGGCCAGGGCAAACAGATCGGCGGTCCACTTTTTGAGGCGCTCGAAGAGTAGTAGATCGGCGGTCTGCTGAGGGGTGAGCGTGAGCAGGGCGTTAGTCAACTGAGTCCGGGTTAATGTCATGGATTGTCCTTTCGGCCGCGCATAAGCACGCCTATCTGCTACAACACGTGTTTCCGCCCGGCGCGTGAGCGTATCCACACTCTGGGCACTTCCCGTCGGCATCGGCTTGATGCAGTTGTTCTGCGGCGGAATATTCTGAGATTTCGGCCTGAGTGAATACCTCCATTGCTATAACCTGCAAACACGCGAACATGGTCAGTTTTCCGCGATTCATATCCAATAGTACTTCACGGATTCGCGTTACTCTTTCTTCCAGAAACGGACCTGCAATCATTGCGTCAGAGTGATCTGACCAATCAACGCGATATTCCTCTACGTGTAACTTTTTGTCCATTGCGACGCCTAATCCGAGTTTATCGACCAAGCGATCTACGTCAGTTGTGCTAGATTGGCTCATTGAAATATCCCATGCTCGATTCTGGCGTTATGCTCTTTGGCTCTTTGAACACCAAGTTCATAACTCATATTGAATCTGATCGCTTTTTTGCACGATCTGCAAGTAACATCATCCTGCGTATGTGCAGAATAACCAGATGTTTTTCGATTGCAGAGCGGTTTACCATCAACAAACCAATGAAATTTAGGCATGACTAATGTCCTCATTTTGTCCACTACGTTCGGCTTCTGCATTGAGCCTCAATAACCGATCAATCTCCGCCGCGAGGAGTGCCCCGGCCTTCACCAGATTGCGGACTGGATCATTAGTTGGCTTCCATGCATCCGCAGACCACGGCCAATTCATTGGAGTTTCGCTGCGCGTGACCGGTGCGCCACCTGCTATCAGCCACTCAATTCCGGCATAGCACATTGCCGCCGACAATAACGCACCATCCACGTGCGCGTCATCATGCTTCGTCGAATAGCCCTCTGCCTCAACTTGCCGCAACCGCTCATAGGCAATCAACTCGATTCCGCTCACGTTAATTCCTCCTCATCATCGTCACCCATTGCTTTCTCATTCAGCGCAGCCGCCCGCTCTTTCTTCCAGTCAGCAGCCATCGCCACAACATCGAGGTTGGATTCCGTTAGGAAGAAGTCAGACATAGCCGAGATCACATCGTCATCATCTTCTTTCTCGTCACCCTCCTCCCTAGACGGCCAACGGCCATACACCGCGTGAAAAACAGATTCGATAATGCCGGTTACCGGCTCAAGTTTCAGCGCGCCGCGATCTGTCTGGCATCGCGCAGGAAGTTGGCGCCGCGCACGGTGATCTGGCGGCCTTTGCTCGTGACCGAAATCAGGCCCAGGCCGATGAGCAGCGGTTCGATGTCGTCGGTGATGCGCAGCGCATCGATGTCGTACAGTTGCGCCTGCACCGCGCGCTCGCCGATCGGGCGCTGCTCACGCTTGAGCATGTCCAGGTAACGGTGATCGTCCACGGTCAGGCCGTTAGCGTAGCGAATGCCACGGCCGTACATCACGCGGCGGACGCAGGCCCGGATGTCGCCGTCGTCTGAGAGCAGCACTTCCTCGACGACTTCCTGAGCCATCGCGAATGCCACGCGGGGCAGGTTGCGGCTGCAGGCGGCGATGGTCTCGATCGCGTTGGGCGGCAACATCGTGAAGCGGCGGCGGACCATCTCTTGCACCTCTTCGGTCGAGTAGCGGCGCAGCTGCACTTCGATGCATCTGGACCGGAAAGCCCGGTCCAGGTCGGCGGGCTTTGTGGTCGCGAAGATGAACGTGGTGTACTTGACCGATGCGATCCGCCGGCGTTCGCCATCCAACAGCAGGGAGCGGTCATCGGCCTCCAATAGTGTCAGCAGCGATTCCTGCGTGCGCTCGGGCGCGAGATGGATCTCGTCGATGAATGTGGCGAACGGCGGATATTCATAGATCGGGATGCCGGATTGATCCCCGTTGCGGGAAGCCTGCACCGGCGGCTTCTGGCCCAGCAGCATGTCATCGACCAGATCGAAAAGGCGCTCGCGGCTGCGCAGGCCGCGGCCGTCGAGGCGCACGTGCGGCACGCCCAGCACTTTGGTAATGCGCTTGCTGATGTCCGTCTTGCCACACGACGGCGGCCCGATGAGCAAGAGCACTTTGTCCATGCGCGGGTGCTCATCTTCGGGCGCGTTGGCCAGCGCATAGGCCAGGCTGCGCGAGACGGTGTGAACCGCCTCTTCGTTTCCGATGAAGCCATCGAAGGCTTGCTTGACTTGTTCTTTGACTGCGATCAGGTCTCTCATGCTGATTCCGCCAATAGGGCTGTTTGCCTGGCATTCGACCAGGACGCTTTCAGATAGAATCGGCCGTCCAGTTTGATTTGTTTTGGTGTGACCGTCGGCACCTGAAACGGCCAGGCCCGCATCACGGTCGACCATTCCTGCTGAGACGGATACACGTTCAGGCGAGATAACTGGACATGCACCGCATCGACCGTTAGCAACACGTCAACTCGCAAGCCTCGCAATAGGTTGATTCGTTGCGGAGATCCGGGCTGTTGTTCAGCGCGTTCGAGCAGACCGGCCAGCGTGCCGCGTAGTGCGTTTGGCATTGTCGGTTCCTTTCACTATGATGTCACTGTCGGTCAGTCCGCAGGCCTCCGCGATCGTCGGCGCGTCGATGGTGTAGGCGCGCAGGCCTGCCCACTGCTGATCGACGACTGCGCCGAAGTACCGCAGATCGCGCGTGATGAGGAAGTCATGCAGCATCGACAGCGCCCAGGCCGCGACCAGGCGATTGACCATCAGTGATTGCTCGCCGGCGGCGGTGAGCTCAGCGCAGGACGCGGCTTTTACTTTCTGCTTCTTCGGCGTGGCGACCAGATCGGGATAGACCAGATGCGGCGCGGGCATCCGATCTATAAGGCCCAAGGCGATTGCACCGCGCATAGCGCTCTTCAATGCGACGTTGCCGAGTAACACCTGCCCGCTGTGGTTTTCGTTGCCGCAATCGAGCCACCAGAGGCGGCCAGCGGCCTGCTTGACCACGTCCGCGATCGTGGCCCGGGCGGCCGGATTATCGACTGCTCCGATGACGATGTGCAGGTCGTCGCGCATGGCCGGATTGGGCAGCAGATCGAGCGTGTCTACGGTCCGCGCGGCGCACATGATGCGCAGGCCATACGCGCCATTCAGCCGCTCGGCTAAAACTTCGGCCTTGTTGCGGCCGAGGTCGCCCGTGCTGAATAACTGGCGGCCAACGTTTTTGGCTTCGACCCGATCGGGATCGACGAAGAACAGATCGACGGCGATGCTGCGCTCTACGAGGGCCTGCGCGATCGCGGCCAGGCCGCTGGCAATGTGGCTGCCCGTGCCGCCGCAGCCGACGAGCGTAATGTACACGCGCTTGAAGTCTGGAATGCGCAGCTGCACAGGTTGTGAGGTTTGAGTGAGTAGATTTGATTGCGTCATATAGATTCAACCTTCGCGCGGTTCCATGTAGTGCCGGCCATCGGGAGAACTATCGCAGTAGCCGTCAGGGTTGTCTCCATGACAATAGACGCACTCCTCACGGTTGGGATCATCGTCAATATCTTGTTCGTAGCGTCCGACTGGGTCCCAACTGTCTTCGTCTTCATCGTCTTCCAGTTCTACCAGTTCACTTCGGAAGATCGGCCTAATCACGCACATCAGATCGGACGAGTTGCTCTCAGGATTGGTCCACTGAATGTAAGACGCGCCGCAGTTTTCAGGACAGTTGATCCGGACACCATTTTCATTTGAGCAAACTAATTCGCCTTCACAGTTGCAACCTTCGCAGATGAAGTGATAGGTATTGTCGCCAGCGGCGCTGTTCAGTAGTTTCATGGTTCCCCTTTCTCGCTCAGGTAATTGCCGTTACCGGTCGTATGGATATTCAGACAGTTTGTCGAGTTGCTTCATGTAGTACGCTTCGCGAGACAGTTTCGCCGGCGGAACAGGTCCGCAGTTGCTGCACAGGTCGTCGTCCACCCAGAAACAGCCATTCTCACAGCCGTGCTCATCGGTGCAGCCGCACACGCGACAGGTGCGCTCGAACTGATCGGCGAAGGGTAGTGGCTCAATGTCCTCCGGTTCGGAGATGTCGATCGCTTCCACGAACGGTCCCAGGCCATCGAATACCAACTCCGCCGGGATCGTCATGTGATGCCCGTACACGCCCACGCGCACGCGGATTTCAGGCTGATCGGTGTCGATGCGACCGATGACGGCGTAGAAGCGCAGGCCCTGTTCGTCGGCGTCGTCGGTGCCACTGAAGAACGCCGACATGGAGTTGTGGCTGTGCAGATCGATTACGGCCTGGCCGTCGTCGTCGAAGCGCAGCGCGGTGGGCGTGCCCGTCTGAGTCGGCATCGACACGCGCCATGTCACCGTCGAATTGACGAGTTTATTTCCGACCCAATGAAACTGGTACATCGCCTCATGCGGCATATGCTGCCGCGCGCTGCGCAGGATCGAATGCAGCCAGATGCTGGGTATGCGGTCCACCTTCAGTCGGGCAAACGGCGCGACCTGCGCCAGTCCGTTGAGTTCTGCCGGCGCAATCAGCACGCAGGCCTCCATGCGCGAATCCTCGGCCCGGATCAGCAGACCGTTGCGCGCCACGATGTACTGCATCATCGCGTCGCTCTTGGACAGCGCTTCGTCCATCTGCGCCAGGGCTACGTCGTTAATCTTCATCGTTCTCTCCATCCAGACCGTTATAGGCCAGTTCGTAGGGATCAATTCCGTCGATGCCGTGCGCGTCGTCGTCGTCATCTCCGATCGGGCCGAAGTCCGGGCGAGGCTGTCGATCGTGGATGACATCGGCGAGCGTGCCCGCCGGACGCAGTTCCGACGTCGGAAATTGGCGCTTGTCGCGCAACGCTTTCAGCAGGTTGATAGTGTCCGCGCCAGCCAGATCGTGATTGAACTCGCTGTCGAAGAAGGCCGCGACGGCCTGCTGCAGCGTGCTTGCGGTCACGGCCGGGAACGGCACGTCGCCCGTACAGACTTTTCCGTCGCTATACACGTTGGGCAGCGGCGTGTGATAGAGTCGATCGGTTTCGCGCGTGGGCCGATCGGGTACGGCGTAGATATGGAATTGTTTCCCGCTGCCCACGAACACGAAGCCAGGCAACGGGATCGTCCAATGCTCCAGGCGCTTGCCGGTGCGGATATGCAGCGTGCGCTTGCCCGGCGCCACGTAGATGCCTAATCTCAACTGCCCGCCGAGATTCTGCCAGAACAGCGCATTCGGCGGCAGCAGGCCGGTATCGGCTCCAAATAGATTGAAGGCGTTGGCCACCGCCGCCGCGCTGACCGGATACGTGGCGGCCGGAGCGCCAGTGCGATCGTGCCGCGTGAGATACACGGACTCATCGGTGAGCGTGATGGTTGCGCGTGGGATGTTATCGCGCTCTAATGCGGGCGCGCTGGGCTTGTTTGTCTTGCGCATCGAATACCTCGGCTAATGTCTTGGTGCGTTTGGGCTGGCTGATCTGGCGGCGGACCGCATCATCACCGGTGAGGGCGGCGATGAGCGTCGGCATATAGCCGTTCGGATTCGAGTCGAGCCACTGGATAAACTCGCGCAACGGCTTCCACACCCGCTGCGTTGTGGCCCAATCCCGTGACAGGAACTCGATGTCGTCTTTTGACCAGGGCGGATTGCCGCCTTCGTCCATTTCGTCTTCAGTCACATCCAGAAACTGATAGCCGGTATCGTGCTGGACAAATTGAATCAGCCACGGCAGGTTTTGCCAGCGACCGGTCCACTGGCGGCCGCGCGGCGGCTGCGCAAACCGGTCATCGATCTGACGATCAAGATAGGGCTGCACGCGCTCCAACTTCGTCCACGCCTCGCCGACGTGGTTGGTCATCATCTTCCCAATGCTCTCGCGCTGGACAGGCTGTTGCAGCAGATAGGCCACGATGCCCAGCGTGGCGGACCAACCGTGATACAGTTCATCGTCGCGCACACCGACCGGTTCAACGGGGATACCCACATCGGCGAGCGCCTCCATCATGATCTGATCGTCCTCAAACTCCTCTTGCAGATAATCAGGAATCCAGACCGGGAACTTGTCCGAGCACCAGTTGACCAGCGCCACGTAGTAGTTCCAAGTGTGGAACTGCGTGCCGTTGATGGTCAGGGGGGCGGCCTGGGCTGTGCGCGTGTAGAGGTGCGGCGCGACTTCGGCCAGCAGCCGGGCGAAGTAATTCACCTTGACTCGCAGCAGACTCGCCAGCGACGACCGTCGAAGCGTCATGGTCTCTGGCAACGGCACCGGTGCGAAGCGCACCATCGCGGTCACAGCAGCACACTCCCGGTCACGATCAACGACGGTACCTGTTCCAGTTCGTGGCGCATCTCGGTTACCCGCTGAAAATCCGACATTAGATCGTTGATTTGCTTCCAAATCATGGTGGCTTCTTTGGCGCTGAGCGGCGTATCGCCGACAATGACCTTCAGCAGTTTCGGGTCGATCGGCTGGGCTTTGAGACGGCGCAGCCGATCGAGCAAATTGGCGTTAGCGACATGAGCCTTTGCGGCCCGCTTTTTTAGTGAACGTGTACGTTGTGCCATCGCCCTTCTTCTCCGTTTTGATGTCGGGATCGGCCAACTCCGGGAAGTGGCGCGCCATCAACTGCTTGGCCTGCTCCAGCGTCAACGCGCCCATGTCCAATTTGCGGTCGCCGTATTTTATAAAGTTAGGCATTGTCGTCCTCTTGTTCATCAACTGCTTCAGCCTGCTCGGCCTTCAGATCTTCGAGCGCGGCTTCGAAGCGCTGGGCGTCATCCTGATCGGCTGTGTCGCCTTCGATCGCGGGCAAGTCTTCTGAACTGGTAATGGGACTTACCGGAACAGATTTTGCGTTGCTGTCGTCGCTCTCCGGTTCAGATGAGTCACTGACCAATTGGTCACCGTCTTCCGCGGCGGAAGATTCTTCATCGTCCACGCCGCCGGTGACTGACTTGGATTTATCCGGCTTGGTCGTCACGGTGGTCAACACAAACTGCGGTTCGCGCTTGAGCACACCCGCAAAGGCCTGGTCGAGCAGCGTGTGGCGCTCCTGAAAGGTGCCCGTCAGGAGCAGGGGCATTTCGCCTTCTGGCGCGCCGCTGACCATCACGTGACGCACGTTCTTTTTGGGCGGGTAGATGGTGACGATCAGGGTGATGGGTTTCGGCGCGTCGCCGGCGGCGGGCTTGGTCGTTTTCTTGCTCATGCTGTCACCGCCAGTATGCAGCCGCAGGTCTCGCAGAATTCCGCACCGGTGGTCAGGATGGCCGCGCCGCACTCGGGGCAGGCTTGCCCCGTGACGGGAATGACGCCGACCATGACCAGGGCATCGCAGACGTTTCGGCCGCAGTGCCAGCCATCTTCGCGCCGCACGTACTGGCCGGGCTGCAAATGGCAGTGCGGGCAGGTGTCGCTCAAAGTTGGCAGCACGGGCTTGGGCGCTGGCTTGGGCTGCTCGAACATCGGCTTCGTTTGCGGCTTGATTTTGTCGACGACTTCCTGCAGCCGCTCAGCGGTGGCCGTGGCCACGGACTGGCCCGTTTTCTTCAAGCGCTCATTCACGCGCTCGATCAGTTTGGGATCGTGGACGATTTCTTTCAGGACCCGCGCGCTGGCCTCGTTGCGCGGCGCTTCGCCCACAGCATCCTCAACCTTCTTCGCGGTCTCGGCGGCGGCGATCAGGCGGTATCCGTTGCGCTCGCTGAACGAGAACGTCTTCTGGCAGTAGGCATCGAAGGTGTCGAAGCCGCGCAATTTGAAGCCGTTGGCCTCTTTGATCCGGGCCAGCGATTGGCCGACTTCCAGAAATGAATTCAGGCCCTTTCGAATCTTGTCTTCGTAGATCGTCAACTGCTTTTCGGTGATGGTGATGCTGGTATCTGGCATGTTGGTTCCTCTTTCGGTGATTTATTGCATCAGGCTGCGCAGGTCCTGGTCGGTGTTATTAATCAGGATGTTGCGGCCGTCATACAAGCGACTTTGAATGTGATCGGGCAGGGCGCGCGGCGATTCGTTCATGGCGATGACCGTGCCCGTTAGCCCGGACAGGCCATCCCGATAGCGGCGATCGATCACGTCGGTCTCCAGTTCGCGCACCCACTCCGACGTTTTGACCTTGTCGAATTCATCGATCGCCAGCACGCGCACCCGCTTAAAGCGCTGAAGTCTGAGTACGGCGCTATCGTCTTCGCGCATGGCTTCGCGGACGTAGTCCACGAGGTCCTTCATGTTCACGTAGACGGCTTCGATTTGGCGGTCCAGGCATTCGTTGACCACGGCACGCAGCATCAGACTCTTAGCGTTACCGCTGCCGCCGAATACGGTCAGGAAGGCGCGCGGATTGAGCACGAAGGCCTGCGCGGCGTTTAGCATGACGTCAGTCTGCCCACCGGTGCGCGCAATGTGGGATAACCGTTCGCTGCGCTCGTCCGGCGTCAATCCACTGATCCGTTGCAGGCGCGCGGCCCGATCGGGGGCGGTGCAGTCGCAGGGCAGCAACTTCCCGAAGAGCGGATCTTCGACCGGAACATCGGGCGAAATCCAGCCCAGGCCTAGACAATCCGGGCAGACTTCAGCGGGCACCGGCGTTGCGATCGTCGTCGTGCTTATCAGGGCGGTGGCTATTTCGGCTCGGTACCGGTCCAGCGCTTCACGAAATCTTTGCTGACGCAGATCTTCGCGCGTTGATAGCCGCCGCAATTGCCCTGGCGTTGTCATCTGGCTGATTAGTTGGAATATCGGTTGGTTGGTGTTCACTCGGGCTATCTCCGTACACTTTTGACCAGAATTTTGGAAGGTCCCAGGGTTCCAACCTGCGACGCAATCGATAATCGTCTTCGGCCAGTTTCTTAAACTTGACCGGAAAATCCCTCACCTGCTGGGGTGTTGCGCCGATCTTGCGCAGCTGGCCAGTCACTTTGTTAAGGATGCCACGTTCAACTCCGGTCAGTTTCGACCAATCCCGATTAGCAGGCGTCCGGCCGGTTACATCTGCCACCGCTTCAAACAACTGATCGAGCGGCTTAGGCGCGGCAGCCGGCTTTCTCGATTTCGAGAATTCTCGATTTTGAGAATCGACCAGCTTTTGCTCTGGTTGATCTAGCTTTTGATCTAAATCTAAAGAGAGAAGCACTTCTCTATTTTGAGAATTCTCATTTTCGAGAATTTCGGCCGGGTCAGGTGGCCGATCGGCAGTCTGGTCTGAGCACTCAAAGGACACGATGAAGGTAGAGCCAGCGCCGCGACGCCATCGAAATGCACCGTGAGTGTTGGTGCGCAGGGCTCCCATGTGTTTGTAGAGTGTCTTACCAGCTGTGCCGGTCAGTTCCTCGAACTCGGCCGCCGTGAAGGGCGGCGTTTCAGTTTTTCCCCAAGCCATCGCACGCAGTTGCAGCCACGTGATTTTTATGGTTGGCGACAATTCCGGATCCAGGTCAAATAGCAACCCGACGGGCATCTTCACAAAGTCGGGAGGCAGTAAAGGTCTGGTCATTATGGTCGGGTTGATTCGGTAATTTGAGTTACGTGAACATCAATTCGATTCGATGCTTGTCGTGTGGGCGGGCAGGGCGCGGCTCGGATCGAGCATGGTGCGCTGCATTCGCCACAGGTCGCGGTAGGCGGCCATACGCCGCTCGTGTTCCAGATCGATAATGATGACCTCCGGTTCTGAAGATATTCGGCTGCGCGTCGAGCGTGCGACACTGATGATGAGCCAGATCGCCGCGATTACGGACACGGCGATGATCACCAGGCCGCCACAGAGCAAAGCGATGCCAATTCCCCGATCCATATCGCGTCGGTCAGATTCTGCGATGGCTTGCACGTTCAGGGCCGTTTGCGTCGCGCGCAAGCTCATCGCCACGCTGGTGGCAATCGCCTGGTTGTCGCGGCGCTGGGCCGCGGCCTGATCGGCGACGGCGGTGCGTGTGGCTTCGATGGCGGCGCTCGTGGCCCTGGATTGGAGCGCCTGTCCGGTCGCCGTGGCGTTGACGCTGCCCGCTACTGCCGTGGCCGTCGTCGAGAGTTCGATAGCCGTGCGGGTTTGCTGCACTTGCGCCGTGGCCAACAGAGCGGCGGCATCGGCCGTAGACTGTGCGGATACAATCGCGGCCTGCTGTTGGCCAGCGGCCAGCGTAGCCTGTTGTGATGAGTAGGCGGCTTGCGCCTGCGCCTGTGCGGCAGCCGCGAGTGCTGCCTGGGCCTGAGCCTGTGCGGCAGCAGCCTGAGCCTGTGCATTGGAGGCGGATTGCTGCTGCTGAGCGGCCGTCAACGTTGCCTGAGTGTTGAGAGCGACCTGCGTACTTAAGGCCGCAATGTATGGATCGGGCGTCGCGTCGCTGCTCTGAGCATGGACTGAATGCTCTGACGGCTGGAAGGTTAGCAGGGCCACGACGGCGAGATAGGCGATCGAAACGGCGACGGCTTTCTTCACTTGACCAGCTCCGACATGATTTGAGTGAGCTCAGCCGTGGCATCCGTGTAAGCGCGGCCACCCGGCCCAACGCCCCACACTTGCCTAACGATCTGACTGACGGGCGTCTTGGCGCGCAGTAGATCGCGCACCTGATTGTGGCGCTCACTTGCCACTTCCAGAGCCACTTCCGGTCCCACTTCCACTGCCACTTCCGGCCTAGAGGATTGGAAGTGGCTCTCCACTTCCGTGGAAGTGGCGGAAGTGGCTCCAGAAAATAGATTTTCCGGGCCGGAAGTGGACAAAATACCCTGCACATCGGCGGCCGTGGTATATGGCACGGTGATAACCTGCGCCGGAACTGGCCCCTCGAATAAGGCGCGGCCGGGCGTCAGGTCTCGAACAACCGGAACTACTTCCCGGTCGAAGCCGATCATGGCGGCCTGGCGCGTCGTCGTTTGGAACGCGAACCGGCTACTAAATGCGTCGCGGACCGTGCTCCCGCCAAATAGCGTGGCGGGCAGACCCTTGGCTGAAACGATGCAAAACACCTTGTACTTGCGGCCCTCATTGACCACCCGGCCGATCACATGGGCAATCGACGGGACGACGTTGACCAGTTGATTGATCTCATCGACAAGAGCCATGATGGGTGTACCCGCTTTGTCATGGTCTGCAATGCGCCGGTCGAGCTCAGCCTCCAGATCGATGGCGGATTGTTCGATGGCTGCTGCGCTGGTATAGGTTTGCGCGCCGGGCAGATCGTCGACGATATCCTCGTGCAAATCCCAGACGATGATGCGCACGCCTACGAGCAGACATTGGGCGTAGATGAGCCTGAGCAGGGTCGTCTTGCCCTGGCCCTGTCGGCCGACGATCTCGACGCTGAGCAGCTGGTCAAGCCGACCATAGAGCGGACCAGAATCCGAATAGCCAAACAACATGCGGTCCGCAGTGGGTCTCCACAGTTTGAGCAACTGGGCAAAGGATGGCACCGTCAAATTTTCGGGCTGGGCAAGTTCAGGGATTTGATCGGATGACTGATCGATCGTGCTTTGGGTTGTCGGCCATGCGCTCAGATAGGGCGCAGCGTGCGTATATTTAAGCCGCTTATCGGCCTCGACGATGGCCGCGAGTTTGGCCATGTCGGGAACATTGAGACCAGTGAGGTAGCGATTGCTGTGGCCTAAAATCTGGTCCAGCGGGATAAACTCAATCGTTCCGTCAGAGTGCTTAATGCGATATGCCACGCGTGAATTCTGGTAGCCGTAGCGCACGAGATTGGCGCGAGTTTCCGTGGCCGCCGCAACGGAAACCGTGACTCGATTTATGCCATAAACGACTGTGGCTAACAGGACCATGAAGGCCAGGAGTAGAGAGCCGATCTTCAGCCATTCGGCTGGTCCGGAGGCCTGAGCCTGAGCCGCGGACCGATCAATATCGGCCTGACCGATCAGCGTCGTCGTTGAGAGTTCGATCTGAGACTTCACGCGCGCGGCGTCTACGTTGATGGCCGCGATCGTGGCGGAGACCATCAGGCTCTGATTCATGGCCTGAATTTCAAGGGCATCCTTTGTCGCCTGCGCTTTGGCGTCCGCCGCGGCTTTGGTGCTGAAGGCGCTGACGGCGATCTGCGTGGCCTTCGCGCCTGCGGCGGCTTGCGTCTGCTGCGCAACGAGTCCCGCTTCAGCCGCTTTAGCCTGGCGGGTGGCTTCGCGATTCGTCGCCGCCCGGTCGCTATCAATCGCGGCGATCGTGGCATTGGCCGAAGCGCGCGCAGCCTGGCAGTCTGGCAGCGTTGGATCGACGGTGCAGCGATCCGGGACAGGACCACAACCGGCCACGATTGCGATTGCCATCAGCGCGATAAGCCGTCGCATTAGAAGCCCCAATCCTTTGGAAAAGTGAGGGTGTGTGATCGGCGAGCGGTCGGCGCGGTTGTCGCTGGAATCTGCGGCAAGGTGCGCGCCGGTTCGATTTGTCGCGCTGGCTCAATCACGGTCACGGTTGGCTGCTCGCGTTTAACTGCCAGGTGCAACAAGTCCAGGACATCCGGGTTGCGGCCCAGGACAATGATGACGGCCACAATCGCGGCGCCGGAGACGCCGATGAGCACGGCGATTGATTGCAGGCTGCCGACGATGGTGCCACTGCCCAAAACAATGACACCGGCGACCATGGCCACGGTGAAAGCCTTGGACTTGATGAGCGTTCGCGCAGTAAGCGCGACCAGGATTAGCCCGGCCAGCAATACCAACGCGAGCATCGGAATGATGGCGCGCAGGTCGATTGTCGGCAGTTGGATTGGCAGTTGTATGTCCATGGTTAATGTCGTCCGGTAACGTGAGTTACCTGTTCAATTCTGATGCTGCTTTAGATAGTCCAGACCGGCCTGTGTGATGCGCCAGACCAGCGCCGGTGAGCCGCTGGGGGCAGGGCGCTTGATGGGTTGGCCGTGCTCGTCGAGGGCGATTTCGACGAGGCCGAATTTCATGCACTCACCGCGACGCTTGCCGATGCTTTGCTGAAAGGTGCGCGTGATGTCTGCCAACTCGAAGTCAGTCAATCCAGCCGGGTGAGCGGCCAATGTTCGCAGGGCCAGAAGACGACCCGCGCCGGCCTTGAATCCGGCGATCTGCGCCGCCTCGACCGACGTGGACCGGTCTCGCGTCCGAGTCATGGGCTGATGAGCCAGTGCATATTCGAGCGTCAACTGACGGTAGTCCATTACTGCTCTCCAGCGACCAATTGGTCAGTCGCGACAGGTGTCGCGTCACCTAATGCGACACCCGCCGCTACCAGCAGGCGCTGTCCGGCGCGCGGATGGAGCCCCACCAGGCGCGACAGTCGCGCGGCGCTGCGCTTGCCCGCATAAAACTCTTTCATTTCGCCGTTGAATCCAAGATCACGACACAGATCGGCGACAGCGTCGTAGTTTTCGGCCGTATAGAGTCGCACGAACGTGTCGCGATCGATGGCGACATCTGTCGCGACAGTTGTCGTGCTATGTCGCGCGGCATGTCGCGCTTCACGGTCGGCTTTACGCTCTAGACGGAGTCGCTCGGCGTGTTCTGCGGCGTCGCGTTCGCGCTGTAACTGCTCCAGGCGAAGCCGCTCAGCCTCTGCTTTGGCTTCCTGTTCGCGGCGCAGTTGGTCGGATTTGACTTCGGCTTCGCGCTGTTTGCGATCTGCTTCGAGTTTTTCGGCGGCGGCCTGGCGCGCCAGTGTCGCAGCCTTGTTAGCCTCAAGCCGAATGTCATGCTGGCGACCGAGCGCGACGTTGACCGTGCCCGTCAGCGCCATGATCGGGAAGATGGCGGGCAGGTAGTGCACGACGTCGGTCGCCAGATCGCTGATGACACTCAAGGCGATCGTGCTGATGACGTAGGCGATCACCAGCGTCACAGCGATGCCGAGCGGCGCTTTCGGCTCATCGGCGCGGCGCGTCTGGTTGTAGTACCAGAGGTCGAAGGCCCGGTTCGTCGTGGCGAAACCCAGCAACTCGACGATGAGACCGACGACGACGGACAGCCACGGCTCATAGCCGAGATGCTTGTGTGCGGCGTTGGCCACGGACACTGCCGACGGCAGCGGCGCCAGCCACGCGCCGATCTCGCTGCCGGCGTTGGTGACAAAGCGACGCACGCCTGAGACGATGTCTGATGCTGTTCTAGTTGACATGCGATGGTTCCCCGCTTATAATCTTGAGTGTGATGGTTCCCCAAACTAATCACGACGAACGGCCCGGCCACGAACCGGGCCGTTCGCGTTAGGCGACGCCCGCCATGGCTGCTTCGGCGGTGCGCTTCAATTGCCACTTGGCGCATTTGCGATGATGCGGTCCAAGCCCCTGCACCGCAAACCATTCGCCACACTCGCATTGCACCTTGTTGTCCGTGTTCGGAGCGGATGTCGCCTTTGCCTTGCTCCCCGGCTTGCGGCCTCGCTTTTTCTGAACGCGCGGCGTATGGTCGGCATAGCTGTCAGTGGCCCAGTTTGCCTTCACGCCGATCTGTGAGTTGCGGGCTTTGCGCAGTTCGCGCTGCAACTGGCGGGCATCGATCAGGGCCTTGGTTAATTCAGCCTCATCGAGTTTGATGATGAAGGTCTTATGCTCGATTGTTTCAGTGACGGTTTCAGTCGTGATGTTCATCTCAATCCTCCATAAATCCAACGGCCTCGGCGTCAGCCGCCGATGACCAAGTGATTTTGACTTACAGTTTCGCGGCGGTCATCGGTCGGCTGCACGCCGTGTTAGCCCGCGTCCTGATCTTCAACAGATTGCATTTCAAAGAACATCTCTTCATCAGTTAGTGGATGAACCACTTGATGACCGTCATGCAAAAGCGGCTTGACTTCACTACCGCATTTTTCGCACGCCATGAACTGATACACATCATCGTTATCCGTGTCGATTTCTTCTGCCTGTTGAACATGCCACGTTTCGCCGTGAATTGGGCATATGTAAATGTTTGCGAACATGCCTGCATCATCTCCTATGGCAACGATGGGGGTTTCTGTTGAACAATACCATTTAGGTATAGCGCATTCCATTCGCGCAAGATTTCCACTTTCGCTTCGTCTAGGCGTTCACCGCCAGTTGTTAGAGCACTGACGGCGATTGCAGCAAACACCGCCTTCGGGCAATCTGCGAACAGGCCGCCAAGCGCCTGAGCATACGTATTGTGCAACTTGATTCCGCGTCCTCGAAATTCTTCTGACATGGAGCACCTCGACTATTGCGCCCTGAGCGGGCTAACAGTTTGCTTGGCCGTGAACCAGATGATTCCCAAGCCGCGCAGCATCAAGTCCCACCACGTTTCAATGTTCATTGACTGCCTCCAGAATTCGCAAGCCGCGCGCGATGTGCGGATCGCGGGTGATTAAGCCCTGCTCTTGCAGCATGTTGAGATAATGCGCCACGGTGTTGGTGCTGGCGATGTTCAGCGCATCGCCGATCTCGCGGACCGTGGGCGGATAGTCATTGATGACCATGAACGATTTGACGAAGTCCAACACGCGCTGCTGTTTGGCCGTGACGCCGCGTCGGACGGAGTGCGGTTCGCAATAGCGGCTGCCCTCGCGAGCCTGGTTAGTGCATGAGGCGCGCTGACAAAAGTTAGGCATGAATCGGCTCCTGTTCGTACTGGCCGTCGAGCGCCAGGCGGGCGATGCGATCGGCGTCGTTGATCGCGTCGCTCAAATCTGATAGTTGCATGGCGATGATCGGGTCCATGAGTCGTGTCCGGTTGCGATCGAGAATGCTGCGATAAGCCGAGCGGGCATCCATCATGCGCTGTTGGATGTCCTGGAGCGCCCATTTGGTCTTATTGGCGACTTGTGTTTTGCTGGCCATTCGTGCGCTCAATCAGTTCAAAGTGATCGTTGGTCTCGTGATTCAGCGACCGGGCGATGATGGCAATCGACGAGGCGCTGATAATGGCCACGACCCGCCACCAGGCTTCGAAGTCAATGACCAGCATGGCAATCAACAGATCCACGCCGACGCCAATGACCACGCTGAGCCACGTTAGGCGTGCGGCGATGAACTTGCCCGAGCGCGTGCGCTCGATGAACAGCGCCCAAAGTGCCCCCCAAATTGCGCCCACTATCAGTGCCAGAATCATGCGTCCGTCCATTGCTGTGTTATCCTGTGCTTAGTTCCGGTAAGGTGAGTTACCTGTTGATGATCTGGATGCCCGATAGAAACATTCTGGCATGACGGATCAGGCGTATTGATCACGCACGTACTGCTGCTCCAGTTCGGCCAGTTCAGGATCGTCGTCGAGGTGGATGAGCGCCTCGACCTTGCGCCACGAGATGTCCTGATGACCTTCCATGTGTTCGAGATAAATCTTGGTGGTGTTGAAATTGGCGTGGCCCAACATCTTGCTGATCACTTCCAGCGGATCGCCGACGGCTTTGCGCAGCATGGCCGCGCTGTGGCGTAAAACGTGCACGTGGAGTTGGGTCTCGTCGAGTCCGGCCGATCTGCCGTACTTCTTTAGGAGGCGGCCGATCTCGCGGCTGCTGAGCGGCTGTTGAGCGGGCTGATAGTCGGCGCCGACGAGCGGCTGGCCCGCGCGCGTCTTGATGGAGCGGGCGCGATCGCTGTGGGCGATGAAGATGTAGGTGTCGGGTTGCAGGTCATCGAACCGGCGGGCGACCTTGAGATAGCGGACGATGAGACTGTAGACGACCTGGGGCAGATCGGCCTTTTCAAAATGGTCCTTTTTGCCTTTGGTGCGCGTCTGGTATTTTTTGCCGCCGTCGATGATGTCACCCCAGCGCAATTCCTGAATCTCGGACTTGCGGCGGCCCAGGTAGATGTAGGCGCTGAACAATGCCAGGTCGCGCAGGCCGTTGAGCGAATGATTACGCTTGACGGCTTTGAGCAGCGCGATGACCTGATCGGGATTCAGGGCAATGGCCTTGCCATACTGGAAGATCTCGTGGCGCGGCAGAGAGGCGACCGGGTTCATGCCGTAGATGGGGCGCTGCATTCCATCGGCCTGCATGATGTTGTATTTGGTGCTGACGAAAATAAAGAAACTGCTGAGCGCCGCGATGCGCTGGGAGATGCTTTCATTGGACAGTTTCTTTTCGACGCTGACCTTCTTATTGCCGCCGTCCGGGTTGCGTTTGCTCTTGCGCGGTCCGCGCACCAGCTGCGTCGTGAAGTGCGTGCGCTGCTCCAGATCGAGTTCCCAGCGTTCGACATCAGTCACATCGATCAGCCAACAGGGCTTGATGCCACTGCGCTGGCCCAGAGCGGAGGCGATGCGGTATTGGGTAAGGCATTCCGTCAGGACTTCACGAATGAGGCGCGACATCTGAAGTTGTGCGTCGGTATCCCCGGCGGCGATGGCGCGAGACAGGCTGTCGAGACCGGGAATTACCGGCCGGGAGGGCAGCTGATAGGTAAAGAAGTCGAGCCAGGCGCGAGCGTGAACCTTGATGGTCTCCCAACTCTTGCCGCGCTTGTTGCGGTTGGTCCAGCGGCAGACCCAGACGCTGCTGGCTTCGACCCATTGATCGAGGATGTCGATCTGGTAGGGTACGGTGCGCGGGTCGAGCAGTTGGCCGAAGGGATTGCCATTCGGCTGCGGCACAACGGCGACGCTGGTCTGAGGTTCGACGTGAATGAGTTCGAGTTGCGACATGATGATGAGTCCTTAGGTGGTCGCCCGCCGGTGGGAGGAAGGGCACCGGCGGGCAATCCCAACAGGCTGCTGCTCGCTCAGCCGCCCTGCTCGATGGTGGTTGAGTCAACCATCACCGAGCGCGACGGCGGTAAAAGATCACGCGTACGCAGGGTCCAGTGAGATAATGCGGATGTGGTCCAGACCCTCACCCCGGCCCTCTCCCATCGGAGAGGGAGCGGAGACCAATTGGTCAGAGACGCGGTCGCCTTGCAGGGCGTCATAGACCAGCAGGTCCGGGCCCAGGGCCATGGAGCGTTCACCGGTGCAGAGATTGAACCAGTCGGCCAGGCCGATGAGCACGTCGCCGATCGGGAGGGACTGATCGAGCAAGGGCGCGCCGAGTTCATGCTCCAGGTGCAGGCGGAAGGCACAGAGCATGGCGCTGATGTACGGGTTGAAGGTGAGCGGATTGACGCGGCCCGCGCCGTTGAGCCGGTTGACGAAGAATTCGGCGGCGGGCTGGTCGAAGGCGGTGGCGACGATGGTGTCGTGACCGTCAACGATGAGGTAGACGGCGTTGCCTTCGACGCTGGTGGGCGTGATGGTAAACGGAGGCTTTGGCGTTGAATAGGACATGATGGTTCCCCTTGAAGATGTGCTACTGGTTGACGATGGCTACGGGCGCGGAAATGCTGCGCGCGGTGTCGGCGCGGTCGAGGGTGATGATGCGGCCCAGGCGGTCGCGCAGTTCGGTGCGTTTGACGGCGGAGCCCTGACCCTGACTGTCACCCTCACCCTGACCATCTCCCATAGGAGAGGGAACGTCTGGCCAGGATTCGATGAGACGGACCAGGCGCGCCATGGCGGGCAGTTGGGTGTAGGAGACCGGCGTTGTCATGCTAGGCCGCCGAACGATCGGCGATGAGCTGGCCGAGTTGGACCATCTGTTCGCCGAGTTGCTCGTGAGTCTGATCCAGCGTGGCGAGCCATAGTTGAAATGAAAGCGTGCGGGCCCATTCTGGCAGGCGGGGATTGTTGCACCACTCTTTGATGCGCTCGGCCGGAATCATCTGATCGCTGGTCTCGTACTGGTTGATACGCGCCCGGGTCAGACCGAAAATTTCGGCCATTTGTTCGAGCGTCATTTCGCGTTCACGGCGCGCCTTTTTGAGGATTTGTCCGGGAGTCATTCGTTTCTCCTAAGTAGTCTAATTGCCTACGGGATGAATATACTCCCAAGTAGTGAATTTGTCAATAGGCAATTTACACGGCGCGGTAGTGGGGTTACAATAAGCCGGGGAACCGGGATGATCGACTTCAAAACGTGGTTTGAACAGAAATATATCGACTGGCTTACCAAGCGCGGAAAGCGTGGAAGTGTTCGTGAATTCAGTGAATTGATTGGCGTTGATCAACGCTTGGTATCAAACTGGATGAACGGACACAAGCGCCCCGGACCAGACTTCGCCGACAAAATTGCAAAATTCCTTGACTACGATCTGACGGTGTATGACCTGTTGGATTTGCCCAAGCCGGATAAGCGATTGCTTAAAGCTAAAGCCAACTGGGAATACATGACTGAAGCCGAGCGGGATGAGATTACCGAGATTTTAGAGAGAGCCGAAGCGCGACATGCCCAAGAAGAAGCCAAACGTCCAATACCGAACCCTTGACTTTCACGTGCGAACTGGCACGCAATTAGCGCTGCGTGACGGTGCGCGCGTCAGCCGAATCAATCGATCGGTGGCAGTGCGGCGCATGGCGCGTAGCGCCGAGCGGAACTTCATCGAAGCGTTATCCAGCGTCGCTATCATCATCGGCGGACTGGCCGACCCGGTGCTCAATCTGACGCGTGGACTGACCATTTGGTCACTGCTGGTGTTGGGGGCAGGGGCATCCAGCCTGGTGCTGATCCGGGCGTATATGGGCGGACTATTAGGCGAGGCTATGATGTTTGCCGGGGTGTTTACCACGCTGCTCATTTCCGCGCTGATTGGCCTGCGCGTGACCACGGCGGCCAGGCGGGCACAGATTGAGATCATGCGGATGCCGCTGCCAGGGTGGATGACTGAAGAGGCGTAGCGGTTTCTCAAACCTGCGGGGGACCGGAGACTAGCACGTGAAGAATCGAATTGTGATTTGTCTCGTTTGGGCATTAACCCTTGCAGCCTGCTCTCCGGGGGCCACACCCGATCCAGTACAAACCGCACTATCGACGTCTGTTGCAACCGCTATGCCATCACCTGAACCAACTTCAACGGCTGCTCCAACTCGAATTCCGCTTTCTGAAATTGATTTAGAGCCATTGCTATTTCAGCCTGGAGATCTAGGCTCTGACTTCAAGATTCAACAGATTAAAGACACCGCCGCCCTCAAAGTGGACGGGCTTCCGACCGCAGAACAGATTGTCAGCGTGGGATTCCTCAATGGAAAACTCGCTTCAGATGGTGTAACTGTCTGGCTTTTCAAATCAATCGATGATGTACCGAAAAGCGCTGACATCGTACGCCACAAGATCGATCCGGCACCGCAACCGTCCAATAACATTGGTGAAGAAGCCTGGTCTTCCGAGAATGTAAATAGCGGACCTATCATGCCAGGGTCTATCGGTGCGAGCGTTGTTTTTGTTCGTTGCAATGCTCTAGTTTATGTTCAACTTTTCAGTTACGAACACTTAGATAGTGTTGAAACTTATGCGCGGCGATTGGATAAAAGATTGAAGCCTGTTATTTGCGGAGAATAGAATGCTCATCTCAGCGGCGCTAATTCTGGGCGGATCCATTGTGTATCTAGCAAACGGCGACGCCGGCGCGCTGATGATCGCGGCGGGGTGTGCGATTGAGATGGTGAGATTCGCCGATCGAGCGACACGGAAGTGGTGGAGACGAGCATGAAGCTGATTATCGTTACCGGACTCATAGCGATGCTGATCGCTGGCTGTAGTTCAGGGCCTACGACTGATCAGATTCAAGGCACAGTTATTGCGCAGGTGACTTCGTTAGCGCAACAGGCCACGCCCTATCCAACATATACGCCAGCCTCAACGTACACTCCGGCTCCAACATACACTCCACGTCCGACAGTCGCCATCAAAGTCGAGGTCACGCGCATTGTGATTGTGACCGAGACCCCTACACCAACGCCATTGTTTACGGAAACGCCAACCCTGTTGCCGGTTCAATTAACAGCGACCGAGAAAGCACAAGTAGCACAAGCCACTGAAGTTCGAAGGCTTGCAAATGCTTACGAAACTGCTACGGCGCAGGCCGAGTCAGACGCCATCCTTAAGGGACCACATGGAGATGGCTTCTATCTGGTAGGCGTAGATATCGCGCCTGGCCTATGGCGAAACAACGGTCAAACCAGCGATTGTTACTGGGAACGTTCGACTAAAACAGGCGATATTATCGACAACCATTTTGGAGATGGAGGCGGAACAGCCTATATTTTGCCGTCTGACTTCCAATTTGAGACAGGAGACTGCGGTACATGGGTGTGGTTAAGCAAATGACATTCTCGATCGCACTCGTATTGGGTGAGGAGTTAGGCGCGAGGGATTAAGCTGAGCGCAAAAAGCACGACGATGATTGCCGGTAAAAGCACACACGCAGTGATAACTAGATTGCGTTGGCGATTGATAATGGGCTCATTGGTCGTAATGGCGTTCAATAGGGCGCTGATCTGAAAATCCAATAAGTCATCTCCAGTCTTCACCGCGAAGGTGGTCTTGAGAGTGCGCCAATCGGCGGCCACCGGCGCAAACATCGTGATGCCCGTGATCGAGATAACGCAAACAATAATCAGGGCCACATACAGCACCACAGCGACCACGATACCGAGATTGTAGAGTCCTAGGAGATCGGCCCTGACCACGGGGCGGGCCAATTGTAGGACGCCCATTAAGCCAGAGACGAGACTGGCGGCAGACAGAATTGAGCGGGCAGTGGCCTTCAGCACATCGACGCCTTCGTATTGCAGTTTCAGATTACGATTCATTTCGTCGACACATACTTTCAAACCGTCCGGGTTACTCAT